TGTAATTAGGTACAAGAGATACATCGTTAACATCTAAAAAGTTAGGATACCCCTCACTGTACCCACCATACATTAATCTACCATCAACTATCTCTTGAGAATCCACTAGTTGAGGGACATTGTCAAACAGCTTATTTTTATCTATAGTGCTTAATGCACTCCCCTTAAACTGATTGCTAAATCTTACTGTAACGGCGTTAGTATTAAAGCTGTTATTGATTTCTGAGATATCATAAAATGTACCGTCATTACCCTCTCTGGCAAACACCTGAATCTTATCTACATCAGCTACCGTGTTTTTAACAAACACGTTAATCTGATTATAAAAGTCCTTAGCTTCTTGGGTGTTGAATCCATCTCTTAGCTGTGCTACAGAAGTAGTCAAAGAGGAATATGGCGATAGTGCCGATATCTCTCCGTCCTGATATATGTATCTATAGGCAAACTGAAATACCTTATCGCTTATTCTGTTTTCCTTTAGATCTCCGTTATTTACAATGCTGTAGGTAGGCGGATCTAAGGGAGGCTGTTTAGCTGTTGTTAAGTACAACAGCTTTTCCTCATCTGTACCAGAGGTAAACTGAGCGGGGTATCCGCCACGCAATGCCTTTGATGCATTAATCTTCTTCGGAGAGCTGTCTGCAGCGCTAAAGTAAACTAGCTCATCCCCCTCTAAAGACGTGACTATGTTTGCTTTCACAAAGGTGTTTTCAGTGAAACCTAAAACAGAATCTTTGTATACTTGATATGCTGTATCTTTTGTTGCTGAATATCTATATATAGAGTGATCGTCATTACTGTTCCATACAAAATAGAATATGGAGTTTTTTTGATCGTTAGCTACAGAACCTATAACCTTGTTGGTACCTGCAGGCAATGCGGTGTCTAACGTAATCTCGTCATTACCGTATGCGTTCTTAATGACAAAGGCATCTCCTTCGTCATCAGACGAAATACGCACGTTAAGAGCATCAGTCATTTCTGTACTCTTAACTAAGCGGACATCATCGTCACTGTTAAGGTATCTTGGGGTTAACTTATGTAGAGCCATATTAGTACTTAGGCGATAGTTTGTTATTGCGTCTTATCATCGCTAATGCGTCATTCTTACCGAACGACTTCATTCTGGCATTAGCCTTGCGTCTTTCATTATAGTATTCTTGTCTCGCTCTCATCTTCTCGTTGTAAGGCACATTGCTTTTACGTTCGATGATACGGTAGTATATATAAGATCTAAGCGCCTCTTCAGCAAATACGTGTACAGATGGGTCTGTTGCTCTAGCTTCGTCTGCTACATACTCTATAAGAACCTTATTAACCGAGGTGTTCAAGGCTACTTCAATACGCCCCTCTTCAAAGTTGATTCTATACTCGCCAGATCCTTGACCACCGCCTAGACCATATAGACGACCTTGTGAGCTGTCACTGATATAGTTTCGATAAACATACGACTCAAATCCAGCCATATAATCAGACAATGTATCTGGAGCTGCATTTGGCAATAGGTTTAGATTCGGGTTCTCTACAAAGCTGTATAGTATACCGTCAGTGCCTAGAACCCCAAGCTTAGTCAATGCAACAAAGTCTGATGGGAAGTCTACCTTCCCTAGGGCTGTATCTACGGTGAGCTGGGCTGTTTTGATCTTTTTATTAAGATCAAAGCCCATCTCTCTAATCCCACGCAATGCAATATTACGCAGCGTTGTATCGCTAGCGTTTGATGCGTAGTCATCAGAGCCTTGTGTAAGGATGAAATCGTTTATTATTTGGGTTACAGATACTGATTCCTGTGACATTATTTAACTTGTTCTGCCGTGATCTCTTTAGCTGCATAGTTCACAACATCTGCATCACGAAGGTTAATACCTATTAGCTGTGCTACCTCTACAACTAAATCTACAAAATAGTGCTCAGGCAATTCAAAGTCCACACTGGAGCTGGCAGAGTATAGCTCTACGCCAGCGACAGCTGTAGAATATCCAAACTTAGGCTGGTCTACAGATTTAGCACCTGAAGTGGGATTCAATCCCTGCGGTAGTTTGTAATATCTCATTACCATTGTAGAGACATCCGTAGGGAATATCTCTATGTCCGAAGACACCAAAGCCACTGGGTTTGTTGATGTCGGTTTAGAAAGGTCGCTAGAGAGCACTCTGTCTATATCGTCTTGATCATAAAGGATAGATACCTGATTACCAGAATATGAGCCACCACTAAATGTAGCAGCTGTTCTCATAGAGATGATTCTGCCTAGATCAGAAGGCTTTGAAAAAACATCACCAGACTTTGTTAAGCTGGCTGTTTTAGCGAATATGCTAAGATCCTCCTTTACTTGTTTATCTTTACTTAGGTCTCTGCCTGCATCCAATGTCGCACGTCTGAAACGCAGCGCATTGCTAAACTGATCGAACAACCTGTTATATATATTCATCTGTGCTACTGAAGCAAACTCATTAAAGATAGCTGGAGTGACAAAGCCTTTCTGGTCTTTGTTTACTATCCCTTTGAGGGTGCTATACACTCGATTTACACTTGCCATTATAGAATTGCTTTACTACGACAAAGATAATAAATAAAAGGGGCTGCAAAATGCAACCCCTTTCTGTAAGTATATGTAAATGAGAGAATTAGATTTTCTCCAACTCGTCCAATACTCTTTCGTAAGCCGATGCTCCTTTGTCTGTCAAGAAGAATCTGGTAGCCACATCGATAACATCTGTTCCTGCTGGAGCAATTACGATGAGACGATTGCTGTCGTACCAGTACATACCGTCTTTTCTAGCGTTAAGAATCTGGTACTGGGTAGCCTGAACAACAGCTGAACGACACTTCACTTGTGGGTTGTCGAACAACTGAATGAACTTAGATGGATCACCTTTAGCCTCTAGAAGTAGCTCACGCTTGATCTCAGCGTTTTTCTGGTTGATATCTATGTTCAGATACATTGCCACTGATAAAAGCTCGTCAATCGGCTTCTCACGCACTAATGAAACTGCTTCGTGCTGAGAGAATTCTTTTTCTAGCATCTCTTCAGCTGTTGCAGTTTTGTCGATAGTCTTAAATGAGCTACCACCATTAGCCGCATTGCCGGGGTGTCTGTCTAAGAACTCCTTAAGGTTTGGCTTTGTATAAGGTACTGCCAACATCTTGTCACGGAACATAATGTGTTCACGGCGTGCGAACTCACCTTGCTCGTCTCTAAAGATAGAAGGCTCGTTAGGACAGTAACGGATGGCTCGAACACGTCCTGTGCCCTCGTCAAAGATTGTTACTTCTGATGGGATTTTACATACGATACCCCCGCCCTTGATTACTTCGTAAACAGTGGTGGTAGAGGGGTTGTATGATTGCTTGATCTTGAAGCTAGATTTAGCTTCTTGAGGTGCTGCAACTGGTGCAGGTTTTGAAACGCTAGCTTTAGGGCTAGCTTTAGCTTTAGCTGTTGCCATTTGTATTCGTATTAAATATAATTAAAAACAAAAAGAATATAAGGGGGAGGTTTCGCCTCCCCCCTCTATTCATATCAATAGTCTAATTAAAGACCGTTGTTCTTGATAAGTACGTGTTGGTTAGCAGCACGAGTAATCAAGTTACACTCAGAACGGTAGTTGAACTGTAGGCTATCAGTGTTAGCGTTAGTAACACCCAAGATAGAACCTGTCATCCAGTGCTCCATTTCACGAGAGTATCCGTTAGCAGCTTTGTAATTCATTTCCAAAGCAGCTGCACGATTACCGCTCTTAGGATCTACTACAGTAGTCAAAGGAATCATAACACCGTTGTAGTCAGAGCTACCCAACAATGTTGGATCGTTCAACAATTTCCAAGACTTAGTGTGGAAAGTGTAACCACCACGACGGAAGCTTTGGAATCCTAGCTCGATAGCACCTTGCTGGCTGTTAGAGAATGCACCGAAAGCTTGAGCACCTGTAGTTACACCGGTACCAGAAGTAGCCAAACCTTGAGCAACCATATCATCCAATGCTAGCATAGTAGCGCTGTTTGCGTAGATACAGTATTCTGGAGCAGCACCTTGCTTATCCAACTCTTTAACGATAGCGTCGATGTCAGACAATGTAGCGAAGTCACCGTCTGCAGAAGTAGAAGCTACGATACCACGATCTTCGATAGCAGCGAAGTAACCTTCAGAACCTACAACGCTTGTTCCATTGATAGAGAGACCTGCAGTAGCAGTTTTCTCACCCAACAACATCATCATTTCACGCTTGTCTAGGAAGCGCTGACGAGTATCCATTTCGCCTTTAACGTACCAGCGGTAGTCACCTTTACCCAAGTTGATCCAACCGATGTTGGTAGCTTGAGAACCAGAAACTTTGAAAGTTTCTTTCAAGATCATATATGGGTTAGTGCGCTTAACTACGTTAGACTCAATGAATTGAGAAGGCTGGTCTGAACCTTGAGCGAACAAGTTACCAACGATTGGCACATCCTGAGCAGTACCTGTTGCGATAAGCTCACCGAATGATCCAGTCAAGGCAACAGCAGTTGCAGATGCAGCAGCAGCTCCTGAACCAATACCTTCAGAATCAGAGATACCGTCGATTACCGCACGGATAGATCCGTTCAACAATACAACGTCATTGTTACGCAAGAAGGTAGAACCTGATGCGATTACGATCTCACAAGATGCAGCGCCAGAAGCGATGTCTGCAGTACCTGAAGGAGTTACAGTAGCTTTGCTGTGAAGACGAGACTCTTCCCAGTATTGTACTTCGTCGTTAGAACCGCTAGCTTTTACAGCTCCGGTCATTTTCAAGAAACCAGTGATACCTTGGTTACCGTAAGTTTTAACCAAAAGGTCACGGTTATCTGGTGCGTTTACTTCATCAATGAAGTCACCCAATGAAGTATACTTCGCTGGGTCTAGTGATTTAAATCCTGCTGAGACGCCGCCGCCGTTAACAGGAGGAGTTCCTAATGCCATAGTATTTTATTTTTTAGGCTTTATAAAAATCTTAATGTTTTGTCCACATTCAGAGCATCAAGTATTTGCTGCTCTAAATTATTGGTATTATTACCCGTTCCAACATTCGGGCTCTTTGTCGATATATTTGCAGCTTGATCAACGATTCTACGCTGTCCATCACTTAAGCCTTGCTGATAAATACTCTTTGCAATCGCATCTATATTATCCACCAAGGCTCGGTGTGAGTTAAACGTGTCGTAATCCCACTGACCATTCTGATCAACATATTGATCAAAGAAGGTTTCTATGTTGCTGTTCTTGTCTATTAGCTGACTTCTGTAATCCTCACTAATGCCAAACTCGAACTCCCCGCCGGGAAGCTCGAAACTCAATGCTTCTAGAGCATTGGTTTCTCTTTTCATAGAGCTGATCCATTGTTCGTCAATAGGGCTTTGAACAGCTGTCTCTTTTTCTACTTCAGGGATTGTGTAGTTGCTACGCAAACCTTCAATAGACTGTCGAGATTTATTTGCATCGATCTTAAGCTGTAATTTAGACAACTTGATTTCGTCTTCAGTGTATAGGTCTTCATCGATCTTGTACTTGTTTCCAACTAACATATCGATTTCCTCAGAATTTAAGTCTGGATATTCAGCTGTCATAGACATCTTTACCACTGTGAGGTCATCCATTTCGGATGGGTTCATAGCTTGGTATCTGAACCAGTCTTCTGGAGATCGACCTGTTTCTTCAACGAAATCAGCAATCACCTTAATTCGCTCATCAATCTCTGCTTGTCGTGGAGTTGTAGGATTCCGAAGATCCTCAAGACTGCTTAGGTCCATCCCTAGCTTTTCGCTAAGATATCCCATAACAAGCCCGTCAACATCTTCGTTGTCATACGACTCTACGTTATTTTCCGTATTTAAAGAACTGTCTGGTTGTGGGTCGTAACCCCCAACCGTTTCAGTCTGCTCATTAGATACTGGCTCTTGAACAGGCTGTGTATTTTCTTCTCCTGCAGAAAAATCAAAATCAGGCGCTACGCCTTCTGGGATTCCTGCTGGAGCTGTGGTCTCTTCTTGAACTGCTTCTGGTGTATCGCTTACCTCAAAACCAGCATCTTCAATAGATTCCAATAAATCATTTTCAACTGAACTCATAATATATATTTAATTAATGTTGCAAAATTAACGATTCTAACGATATCTTTTTACAATACGTTGTATGTCAGGAGAGTACTCAGCAAACTGCTCCCCTTTATTAGTCGCTGCTTTCTTTTGGGCTGTGGCTTTTTTGTAAAGCCCAGCCTTCTTCAGTGCAGCGACAGCTTTAGCTGGGAAGTACGCCTCTCCAGTATCTTTGCTCTTTTTACCGCTGGCTGTACTCCATTTCTGTTTTGTCCAATTTCTAAGGGACTGCTGTGACTTCTTGAGTGCCATTAGTTTTTATAGCCGCCTCCTGCAGCTTTATACTCTTTAGCGAGTTGCTGTGCTTTACGAGCAGACCACTGTCCGGGGTTACCACCACGGCTGCCCGCCATAATTTGCTTAAACAGCTTTTTTCTAAGCGTTGGCTTAGTATAGTTGCCGGCTTCGTTTACTCTTGACTTCTTAGCCTTCATAGCTGTTACTCTCCTTTAGCTGCATCTACAGCATCCTTCAACTCTTCTTTAACATTGGAGTATCTACGACGTGCTTCAGCATATGCTGCTAGAGCTTTCTCATCTAGATCGGTGAATCCCAACCAATAGCACCAGAAGCGCTTGTGAGTTTCCTTGATCCAAAGCCAAAATACTTTTAGGTGTTTCATACTATTTGTTTTTTAATCTTTCATTTTCTTTTTCGAGGAACTCTACCTTAACTCTAAGGGCAGATACCTCTTGGGTTAGTGCAAGTACCTGATTTCTCAGTTCGTCTTTCTCGTCGCTACTAGTGGCAAGAAGAGACTCTAAGTTTCTTACCCTGTTCTTTAAATCGTCTCTGTATTGCACTCCGTCATTGTTCTCTAACTTAGACTTTTTTTCTTCAGACCTTACTTTGAGTCTAGCCTCAAAGAATTTCCATATACCAGCAGACCCAGCTACTGTAGCGATGGTTATTATTATTTGTGTTACGTTATCCATTTCTGTGTAGCTGTTCTGTTTTTAATCTCTTGAGGTTTCCAAAAGAAGATATAACCAATATTAACCACCCGTAATGAGATGGCGTAGGTAGACCTATGGTCATTAAATACATAGTCAAGCTTGTGGTGTACAATCCAAAGGTTAATGTCGCTGCAATAACCCTGCAATTTAAATCGCCTTTAGATATGCAGTACAGCTGATAGACTCCTACAGCTATTAGAGCTAACTGATAAACAGGCATAAATCCAAGCTCTACAAAAGTGGCGATAGGCGCAAGCACTATAAGAGCTGCGCCTAGTGTAATCTCTGTAGGCTGGCTATCACTATATCTCCACAACTGACGTAGTCTATCAAACACCTTTCTCTATCTTTTCTTTAAACACTCTAATCGTATTCCAACAGGCGAACAATCCAATAACTATCCATCCCGTACGGCTGCCTTCCATTAGACCCGTCATACATAAGTTTACAATAGTCATTATGGCGATCAACGTAGCGATCTGAACAGCTAACAATCGCATACGTAATGTACCGTTCCATACGACAGCCCACATCTGAAATGCTCCTGCAGCTATCGCTCCAGCAACTAACAACCAGCTAGGGTTATGATGCTCTACAATAATACTAGCGGGCAGTGCAATCAAATGGCAGAAGGAGATAAGTATCTCATTAGGCTCGCTATCACTATACCAGAATAGATCTTTAACTTTCGCTAGTCCTCTTTTCTTCATCACCATTTAACTTTATCCGCCCAATAAGCAGCGGACAGCTTACCCTTGGCAATATTCTTTCTGTGACGTGCTTTAAAAGAAGCACGTTTCTTCTTCATCTTTTCTGACTCCCCTGCCTTTGGCTTCCCAGCGGTCTTAGCCCCCTGCTCACCAAAGCGGATCGTCTTAATATTATCGCCTACTTTAGCGACAACAATATGAGATTTCTTAGGGTGATCTGGTGTTCGCTTCGGCTTGTTATAGCCGCTCACACCCGCCCGTTCAAGTCTTGAATCTCTCTTCTTTACTTTCATAACAGCAAAGGTATAAAAAAAGAGGTCGCATTTCTGCAACCCCTCTACTGATAATCTATTGATTTTTAAGCTGTTAAGCCTCTTTAATTTCACCAGTGTTTAAGTCAATCTCGTTTACACCATACTTCTCGCCTAAAGAAGTCTGTTGCGACTGTAGCTCAGCTATTAGTTCTTTAGCTGTTTCTACAGCTTCTAGCTTTCTCATCTCAAATGAGGCGATGTCTATGTGGACCTGATTGACTTTAGCCACAATATCCTTAAGAGCCTGTAGCTCTTCGTCTGTTACCTTTTCCATTGTATTAAATTTATTTAAGTATAAGTTACGCTAAGACCGCTTCAATTTCATCTAGCTCGGTGCCTGTAATAGCGTCAGTAAACCAAGTAAAAGAAATTAACATTGTTAAGTGGTCTTTATTTGCCTGGATGATATCTGTTTCAGAAGCATCAGCATCATTGATAGCGTCAACAGAATCTTGCCAAGTGCTTAGGTAATGGTCTTTTACTTCTTGTTCGAATTCACTCATTTTATTTTGACTTTAGTAATTCAACTTCTGCTTGAAGCTCTTTAATAGCGTTAACAAGTACAGGGACTAATTTAGAATATTGTATAGATAGCGTTCCATCTCCCATTTCTTTAACAACATCTGGCACAACTTGCTTCATTTCCTGAGCGATAAAACCAATATCGTGTCTGCCGTCTGCTTTTAAATCATACTCTACGGGGCGCATCTGAGCAACATCATCAAGTCCGTAAGGAAGGTCTTCAACATTTTTCTTTAACTTGATATCTGAAGGACTGCTTAAAGTACCGTAACAATATAAATCCGTGATGTTGGAATCACCAAGCATCACTGTATTACCACCTTGCCCAATAGCATCGTTACCAATGGCTATTTCATTTGTTACAGTGACTGCTGAAGGATGAGTTTCATTTCCTATAAAAACACAATCCGTTAAAGCTGTGACGTTTGAACCGCCAGAAGTAACCCTCCCGGCTTCATTACCTATAAGTACATTGAAGCTAGATGTTGTTTGCCAATAGCCTGCTTGATAGCCTATCATAACATTTTTGGTGGCTGTTGTTAGTCTTTGACCTGCCCCTTGTTGTCCAATGAGAACATTCCTAGCCCCTGAAGTTATTGAGTTTCCAGCATAACTACCAATTGCAACATTTCTATTAGCGCTAGAGCCGCTTGCGCCACCCAATGCGAAGTACCCCACTGCAGTATTGTCACCTCCTGTTGGATTGTTTATGGCGTATGCGCCAACGGCAACTGACGTACCGCCAGTAGTATTGTCTTCAAGAGCCTTATACCCAACAGCAGTATTCGTTGATGCTGTTGTATTTTGCTCCATTGCATCTACCCCTATAGCAACGTTATTTGAACCGGTGGTATTCATTTCTAAAGCCCACGCACCTACAGCTACGTTTTGAGCACCTGTTGATTGAGTACGTGCAGCTTGATAACCTATTGCTGTATTTCTTTGCCCGCTAGTTTGATTTTGAAGTGCGGATGTACCTATCGCAACTTGAAAATTACCAGTCATACCTGCACCACCACCTAGGGCATAATCACCAATGGCGATACCCCTACCTGTAGTAATTTTTTGACCAGCTCTAAATCCAATACCTATAGAGCGAGTAGAGCTTGCTTCAAGTAAACTATAAGCTCCAACAGCCACATTTTCAGATGTGCTTGTAGCGTTGGTAGTGCTCATTGCATTATATCCAATAGCGACATTGTCAACTGCACTAGTAATATCCTCAAGGGCTTTACTGCCAATTGCAATGTTTCTTACTCCTGTAGTCATTGCTGCCAATGCATCCGTACCAAAAGCAATGCTGTATCTTTCAGCAGATGTGTCGATATTACCTAATGCATCTGTACCTATCGTGTAACTATCTGTTTGACCACTAATAGGCGATACACCGCCACCGCCACCAGAACCGTTTGCCGCTGCCGTAATACGACCTTGTGCATCAACAGTGATATCAGCTGTTGTATAACTGCCTGCTGTTACAGCTGTGTCGGCTAGCTGGTCAGGACCGATTGAGTCGTCAGCAACGATGTTATCTGGATCTATTCTTACGTTATCGGAGCCTAAGTAACCCACCAAGAAATCTACGTTTGCTGGGTCTGTCTTTAATGTAAAGTCACTAAATTTTTTATTTGCCATTTTATCTTATGATTCTATGATTAAAAAGTCGCCATTCTCCGCTACCATATAAGAATCATCCTCCGCCAATATCTCAAAGAATGGTGTAGGATCATCATCTGAAACAGAAGGTGTTTTGAGGATATTTATTCCTAATATTAACATTATAGTACTTCTCTGTATGCTAATATTTTACCTGAGTCACAAGTAACAGAAGTGAACCTTCCGAAGATTGTAAGACCCTTTGGTATTGTTGTGTCTGTAACGCTGTCGCCCTCTGTTGCAGTAGCATCAATCTGGGCGTCTTCCAAAGCTGTGATAGCGATATAGTTGTGAGAGTTCACCGTTTCCGATGCACCCACCAAATCGAATCCAGCCTGACCAAAAGCCTGAAGATTGAAGTTAGCGTCTCTCTGTAATTTTTGAGCCATTATTATTTGTTTTTTGCAAAGTTAGTGTTTTTATGAAAACATATCTGATTCATCAGGGAGCTCGCCTCGGTAACCCTTGCGCTGGCTTATAAGCTTAGACTGCTCTACAGCCTGCTTCTTAACACGCCCGTCTTTACGGTCTTCCTTCATAGCTTCTTTATCAGAGGCTACTCGGCTTTCAATCTGCTGCTCCATCACACCAAACTCGCCCTTCATTTTCTCAAGCTCCATACGCATCTGGTGTTCTAGCTGTGCTAGCTGAGACTTGAGCTGGTATTCCATCTGCTTCTTCTGCATCTCAAGCTGTACCAGTGCCTGCTGCTTCTGAACCTCAGCCTGTGCAGCTACCTGAGATGCCTGAGCGTTAGCCTGAGCTTGCGCTTGGATATTCATCTGCTGCATCTCCTGTTGCTTAGCAATACGCTTCTTACGGCGGATGATCAATAGACGCTCTGCCTGATCAACATCCTTGATGTTTCTAATGGCGATGGCGTCTTCAAGATCGATCTCTCTCTGACCTAGTGCGATCTGAATATTCTGCTCCAAGTACTGGCGATCTCTATCGCTGAGGTCTGACAATACACGGATGCCGAAGTTGTACATCGGTAGATCCTTAAAGCTATTCAGTACCTCCATATTGGTCTTACCAATAGCCTTCTCGTACACGTTGTATAAGACAGATTGTGAAGGAAGGATCTGTAGACATTTTAGAATGTCTTCACAGACCTTCCTATATAATATCATACTAGCATTAGTCACATCGTACAGCGCATTGTTTGCTGCCGCCATAGCCATCTGGTTCACCCCTACTAAGGCTTCACCTTTTGGCGTAGAACCGTCTACCACCTCGTTGATACCCGTAGCATCACGGATCATACGTAGGTAGTGGTTATACAGAGCGATAAGCTCGTTGATGTTTCTGATGCTGTTGTCGATCTGACGAACGGGCGGGTTTTGGAAACCGCCCTCTGGGTTCTTACTGCGGTAGTAGAACACACCAGTTTGCTCGTAGATGTCCTGAATCTCTAGGGGTTGCAGGTCTCCACCACGACCGAGGTCTACATTCTCTAGACCTTCAACATCGATGATGATACCGTCAGGCTTTGCCTTGGCAATAGCTTGCTGGATCTTCAGGTGAGACAGCTGTAGTTGATCCGCAAAACCAATGACGCTAGAGACAAGGCTCTTAGGAACCATATTCCTAATGTTTGTCGCTACCACAGAGTAGGACATCTGCGCACGGGTGATGTCGTGGATATTCTTAGGGACGTTGTTCTTTTGTCCGTAGTTCAAGATGTGCTCTGTGCCGATGATGTACATACCTCCGTACACGGTGGCGTTATTCATCTGTACAGGCTCTCTATCGTATACACTGTTCTTTGGTGTTTCGTAGGTATTCCCCTTGTAGTAGAATCCAATGTTTCCGAATCTAGACTTCTTCTTCTCGTAGATCATAGAATCGACAGATAAGAACTCGAAGTCTAATACCTCTAGGGTGAACTCATCGTAGCCGTAAGTGTAACGGCTGAGGCGCTGGTCGTAATAGTTCTCCATAAAGCGAGAAGCATTATTACCGTACTTGTTCATTACTGTCTTAGCAATCTTCTGGTACTCCTCTTCAGAGAGCTGGTCGCCACAAAGACGCTTCAGCTCTTGGATAGAGATGCGCTTGATGTGTCCTGCGTATACGATGTCTGAGAATGTAGGGTCGTCAGTGTAGCTGTGTACAAAGAACGCCGGGTCTACATACTCTTCGTTGATCCCGTAGTTCGGGTCGTTGCTGCGCTTGGTCACTGCCATACCACAGCTTACCAAATCCTCCACACATCTGCGGTATACACGCTCGTCGAAGTTGTTCCAACTCAGCGTCATATTGGTAGCTAGCTGTGCAGCGATCTCTGCATCAGTCTTAATATTTGTATCTAAGAAGATTTCTACTTCTTCTGGTGTTTCTGGCAATGATTCAGGATCTACGTCAACATTCAATCCAGATTTTTTTGCCTCTTCGAACATCTCCTTGTTCTCGATACGTAGTGCTATCTTTTTCTTTTTGACGTCCTTCTCTGATCTAGAGAGTGGGTCGATAGCTTCTACCTGTGGGTATCTGTATGAGGAGATGATTTTATTGACAACGATTTTAGCGAACTTGGGGACGATGGGAACTGGAGTCCAGTCCAGTGTCATCATAGTACCGTCACCATTATTTGGATCCAGCGAGTTTAGAATCTGTTTATATATCGTGGTGTCTTGGGTACCGTTAGCGTAAGACCTAGAAGTTTCGAACTCCTTGTATCTGCGCTTATAGAGGCTGCCCTCGGTATCTATGCCGCCCCATTGAGCCATCAATGACTTCGCATACGCTAGCCCGTATGCCTTACTCATTTTCTCTTCCGTGGGCGCTAGAGGATCCGGAAAAGTATACTTATTTTGATTATTCATCGTTTCGCTGAATCTTTATCAACTGCAAATATAACCATTTTATCAACGCTGGATAATCTTGCCCTTTCTGAAGAACGTCTTGTCTGTATTGTCTTTTTTAACTTTCTTTTTCTTAACTCTTTGTGCTGCCAGAAGCGCTAAACCAGAAGATATAGTAAGGTCATATTGCGTACGGTTATCTATGCGAAAATTGATCCAGTCTTCCAACGTTCTGTTGAAGTACATAGGCTGGTAATTTCCGTTATCGTCCATACCTACATACTCGTGGATATAGGACTCTATCGCCTGTGCGTGTGCCTGTATCACATCCTGTGAATTCGACGGGATTCCCTTGGTCTTTACCGTAACTCTAGCTGTTGACTTCAGATGTTCAGGGCGGTCCATCAAGTACTCGTCGTAGCCCCGCATCTCGAAGTAGCGTGCTATACCGTACTTGTTGTTCTCTATTAGTATTTTATACCCATAGAATACCGCAGCCATCAGCACATCCTCGTAGAAGATCCTAGCCAATGGCGGACGTGATGCATACTCCACTACAAACATATTAGAGGGGTACTCCATATTAAACTTGTTGTAGAGATGGAAGGCTCCCTTAGAGCCTCTTCCATCGACCGTAGCGTCGAGGTCATAGCTATCCACACCTCCCACGCCTAGCCAATCGTTACCCGGAGACTTTTTGCCGTGGTCCATAGATACATTGTTACGCATACCCATAGGCGGCATCCAAGATACTCGGAACCTACCGTTGACATCCGGCTTGAAAATTACGCTACTATCTTGTTTCCCGTCTACCCATACGAAGTTACCCCTGACTACAGGTTGTGGGTAGAGGTCTTGGTTGTATTCTATTTGCTCGTAGATCTTTGAGATATTAAAGAGGCTAGACTTAGTGGAGTCTCTGAAGGCTTCCTCTGCCGTAAAAGGGAACTGGCGTATGCTTTCGTTAAGCTCATTGCTATCACCTGACAATCCTTTGCGTTCATTCTTGAGATAGGTTTTAGACCCTATATCTATCTGTTCCCCATCCACACCCATTACAGGTTCTTCAGGGTCATCAACAACGGGATTACCATAGATATCAAAGAAGCCTTCCAAGGCTTCGTAGGCGGGGACGAATATACGGTATAGCATACTCTTGGTTCTGCCGTTAGAGTTTCGGTCGTTGGGGTTAGACATATCCCACAGGTCACGGTAGTTTCTACCGCCCTTATCCAGTGGGTTAACTGTTGATCCGATGATCGCCTTGCCGACAAATTTACGACCTACCATAAGACAGGTACGCTGGATACGCCAGACCTCTAGAATGTCTTCGGGCTTCTCAAACTTACCGCCCTCATCGATGAACAACAGCTTTAGTTTCTCACCATCGTATGCATTGGATGTGGTGTTGCGCCAGTTTACTATTGTGTTCAGAGCCTGCCCCTTGAAGCTGGTCTTGTTGTTCTTGGTGATACGCTTACTAGGCTCACGGAAGGCGAGCTCCGTTCTAGGGTTTGTGGTACCGTCCTGAATAGGCTTGAAAAAAAATGGGTACTGTCGGTACATCCCCACCACCTTCTTCATAAAGATGTTCTCCTGTGCGTCCTTACCAGTCTTTGACATAATCCCTATGGTAACATCATAGGTTGACGTACCTACGTCGTCAACCTTGCTGGCAGCGATGTTAGTGTATCCAGAACGACGACACTTGGTATACAGCTGTCCAGCGCATCTAGGATCTACGATGCACGCTTCCATATGGTAGGAGATATCTCTCTGAAATCGCATATAATACCCGTAGAAGCTGGCGTCGATCTTACTCCACTGGAGCATCATATAATGGGAACCCGTTATATATGTGGGCTCACCGTTATTAAAAAACCACAGCCCCTTTTTACGTCTTTCAAATTCCTGATCGATGTAGGGCTCGTACTTCTTCTTGAACTCTTTGGGCATATCGTACCACTCATCCATACTGCGTATTCTGGACAGCTCGGTGGGCATCTCCTGACGCTCCCATCGCTGCTCACTCTTAGGCTTATCGTGGTATAGGATCTTGTTCTTTGGTGGTACTTTAGGGAGCTGTATAAACAGGTCAGAGAGCTCTATCACCTCACCAGATGTATCGTCTGGACAGATGTTGATCACCTTCTCATCGTAACCTTCTATGTCTTTTAGACCTGCCATTTAAATTATATTTTGTAGCTTTACATTAAATTAACATTGCGACTATGAAGAAAATTATTCTAGTTATCATCGGTATGTTAATGCTTACGTCCTGTGCAACAGGCTCCCACGTATATACAAATTGTGTGAAAGCAGACTGCGAGATTGCAGCTGTTCACCACCACGTATACTAACGCTGAGCATACCTTTCTGCTAACCCGCCAGAGAAATCTCTGGCATCCTCAATCCCTCCAGTCTCCTTAAGCTCCTTAATCATTGTTTCGAGCTTCTGGTATTCTGTGATCAACTCTTTAGCATCTAGAGCTGACTCTTTTATGCTCTTGAGTTCCGCCCTACGACCGGACCCTGTGAGGTCCGAGTCTACGGGCTTTTTGATCTCTTCGGTGATGTTGTGTATGGCTTGAGCCATAGCATCCAGTAGATCCTCACCAGCCCTTACACTGCTGAACATTTTCTTGCGTCCCATTAGAATCCAGTGGCGTAGATATCATCCATATGTACACGGTAGAGTATCTGTCCGTCTACCTCCATTTCGTAGTCGGTGTTCTTCATTATCATAACCTTGTCGCCGGATTTCAGCCCTAGCTCCTGCACACGTGGGGAATCATACAGCACATACCCGAACTGGTTGTACTTAGGCTTCTTTGTAGATACTACGATGCCTGATTCTGTGACCTCCTCGTCCTTCTGCTCTTCTGGAGTTAGGAAGATCCAATCTGAGATAAGCTCTACCTCACCAGTGTCCTGACACTTAAAGGCGTAGGCTTGGCAGGCGTGACCGTTATTAGGGTTGAAACGTATGTAGTAGATGTCGTCCTGCACGATCTGTCCACGCCCGTTACCAGCGATCACTACGTGATGGTGGAAGTAGAGGGTATCGCCAACCTTCACATTGGTCTCATACTTCTCTGGGATGGCTACTACTTCAGCCTCCATCTTCCTGTTCTTAAACTCGTTGAATTTTGGGTCGAGATATAGGCTGGTGTCGCCCATCTGTATCTCGTCATTGAACGCCTTTGGGAGGCGCACAAAGAAGTCGTATATACTACGCATATGAATTAAATTTAGTTTCCTTAAAACTCTAGGTCGTACTCAATAAGTACGGGAACGTTCTCCACGCTCTTCCAAAGCATCACACCATTCTTAGGATGCTTTATATATACTAGGTATCTTTTTTCTTTGTATTTGTGTAGGTAGGCATCGTCTAGGATGATGGCGTCTACCTTGGAGTCTCCAGCCTTCTGACCTACATAGTAAGCCATAGCTTTCAGGGGGTCTACCCCAATGATTATTTTACGTATCATTTCGTTTAATTTAATTCGTTACCGCCCATACGGTTGATCCAGTAATTAATGTTACCGGGGCTGTCTCGCTGTTCTATCCTGTATGACTCTACCAAGTATGATAGTAGGTCATCTAGCTCCTCTTCGCTATCCACGGATATTGAAGATAATAGATTCATATTTACTTCTACCCCCTCGCCATCGTCGGCAAATTCAGCAGTGTCCATATTCAAGAACCCCACAGCCATAGCCACAAGAACCTCGTCCTCTAGTTCGTATTTTTTAACCACCTCAAGGATCTGGAGCATCAGCTCCTGAATCTCCTCGATGCAGTCTCTATGACTCTCTTTCATAATGTATGTTTAAGATGTAGCTATCTGTAGTAACTCTACACAAGACCCAGCTTCTATAGTGGTACCACCTCCAGCTGTAGCAACGTTTACCGTGATGTAATCTGCAGCTTCTAGCTTTTGAGCGTAGAAGAATGAAGTCATATCATCTTGAGCGGTAACCTTGCTTCTGTACGATTTACAAATCTCTGCCCCGTTTTTCCTTACCTCTATTGTAATATTTGGGTTTGTGGTATTGTTTATAGAAGAAAGGCTTACATCAATTCTATATATGCCGGGGTTATTAACCGCTATTCTAGTGCCCGCCCCTCCGAAGGTGTAGTTAGTGCCGTCGTCCTGTGCAAATGATGCATTAACATCTGCGTTATCGACTGTTGCGAAAACCATATCCGCATTGGTACCAGCTGTAAGGGCATTATTAGCAGCTTGTCTTGCAATGATTCTAGGTGGCTCGTCTTTAAATGCAGATGTACCTAGCTCACGTTTTACCACATTGTCAGAACCGTTGATAAACAACGCTGTCTGCTCAGAGTTATCTGTTGAAGGGGCTGAGGTAAAGTTTAGTGTTCCGTCTACCTCTACCGTAGTTGTTGACAGCTTCAGTGCTGATGCGTCGCCAGTTCCATCCTCTACATCTTTAGTGGTTGAGGTAAGCCCACCTTCCACGTGAAGGAGGTTCCCGAACTTATCTTTTATCTTTTGTCCTGAGAGCGTGCTCATAAATATTAATTTTGTACAAAGATATTAAATTCAATGTTATGCCTAAGAGCGAGGTGTCTAGGAAGAAGATGTATCGAGACTTCTCCGTTATCAAAGACAGATACATAAAATCCAACGACCTGAAGTACCTGAATCTAGCCCTACGTGATATGGCTAAGAACTACAACATATCCGAGGCGGAGATCCGGTTTATGGTATTCATATATGATCTAGAGTTCTTCACCATCGACTACGCATCGAAGGCTTACTTCTATAGTAAGCGGAAGATGTGGCAGCGTCTCATCCAACCCCTCAAGGCGAAGGGCTACATATATAAGCACTTCGACAGGCTGTCTGGATCCGGGACTATGGAGGAATATATGTTTCGTGAAGAAACAAAGTACAGCTACCGTATCAGGTATGCGCTATCGCAGAACGGCAGGCTGATGGTCAGCAAGTTCTATAGAAAGATGGCTGGGGAGGAGCAAATAAACGTACCTGTAGATCCCAGAGCCAAAGGAGGCACCAAGCTGTAATTACTTACTATGCTGGGTGATCACTTTGAACGGAGCTTTTAGTGAAGCTCCTTCGTGGGGAACGAATTTCCCCTCGTGAGGCATAAGATAGAAACGACCCTTTACATCCATCCAGTGGTATCCCTTTGGGGCGTCGATCATAACCTTCTTGTCTGACTTGCCGCCTTCCTTGTACTGCTTCTTTTTAGAAGATGCGTAGGAATTTTTTTTAGCTCTCATAATGCTGATATAGAATAAGTTACAAATATACTGTAATTTTTTTTCACATTTTTTTTGGTTGGTATAATTTTATTTGTTTATCATTGTATCAGAATCAAACTTTAATACTATGAGAAAATTAATGATCATTTTGGCAATGTGCTTGGGGAGTCAAGCAATTGCACAGCAACTACCGGAAGAACTTCAAGGATTTGGCATTGAGTTAGACCACGTCAAAGAAACAAAATTCGGACTACACGAATGCTACGAATTCTACGGACACATCGACAGCATCTACGCTATTTACGATATCGTAGCGGATATGTCTACAATTGGAGCTCCATTGGCATTCGAGACAGATGATGAAGAGGTATTTAAATTCGAACGCCCCGGACTAAGAGGCATAGTGTGTATCAATAAATACGTCGATCGATTAGCGATCATCTACACAAGGCATCCTGAAGAGCTATAAAAAGAAAGCCCCCTCGTTTGAGGGGGCTTTTTTATTTCAGTGGAGTTTAGATTTAGTATTCAAACTCAATCTCATTTCTCTTGCTCTCGTAATCTGCGAAGCCTTTAGAGTCAGTTAAATCACTACCTAGGCGACGCAACTTCTTGCGGTCGCTAGTAATCGCATCGATCTCAGCTTGAAGAGCCTGACCCTTCTTGCTGTTTTTACCAAGACTTCCTAGCTGACCATACTCATAACGTAAGTTCTTGAGTGTTTCGTTAGCTGCTTTAAGGTCCGCTTGGAAAGCTTTCACACCTGAATTGTACTCAGGGCTAGGCTGGAATTCCTTCTTAGGCTTTGCGGCACTACGATCTTTTGGAGCTCCTAGCTCACCGAACTGTGATAGCATTTCATCAGAGAATTGACCTGCAGATGTACCGTCAGGCAACAAAACAGTTTTAGATTTTTCTTTAAAACCTCTTTTAGGATCACCAGTCTCTTTCTGCATACGTTTTACCTCTGCGTCTTGCTCAGGAGTTAATTGCTCCATAGTGACGCCTTCATCAGTTTCTGATATCATAGAAGGCTCAACCTCTACCAATCCTGTTCCAAGTCTTAGATTCTCAAAATCTTTAACGTCGAACCTGATACCTCCTCCAGGGTTGAACAATTTTGTTTCACCGGCTAATAATCTCTGAAGGTTACCCATATTACCTCTAGCTAATTGTCTGTGAGCTTTCTCTCTAAACTCTTCTCCTTCTTCTTTTGAGTCAAATCCTCCTTTTCTGATATTGTAGTCAATAATCTTATCTACTTTGCCCATAGCTTTGTTCAAGGAGTTGCCTTTCCATTGGAAAGTTTTAACTAATCCTTCCTTGTCTGTAGCCTTGTCGTCAACAACAGTTACTGTATCGAATGTTCCACCTTTCTTTGGTGGATCTGTTTCTCCTCCATTCTCGTAGCGTTTCATTGCTTTAACCAATGCGCCATATTCAGCGTACAACGATTTCTTTTTTGTCTTCATACTTCTCTTTATTGTATATACTTGAGTATTAGTTTTACACTTGTAGATGCAAAGATAGTTATTTATTGTATTGATTATTTCTTTATGGCTGCCTTCACAGCCATCTGCGCTACACGAGAAACGCCTGAGAAAAAATCTTCATCCATAACGTCACTAACCTTATCCGCTTTCTTCTTAGCTGTATCACCCTTATAGTAATCGCTCTCCATAAAAGCCGACGTGGAATCTTCAAACAGATCGTAGTTTGTAGACGTACCACCTGCGTGGTGGTACTTACCCCAGAAGTCTTTAGCGGTGATGTCACCGCTGGCATACTTGCCGAGGTCTGCACTAGGATGCTGCAGGTACTTTCCAATAAACAATACCTTCTGCTGTTCAGCTGTTAGTTTAGAAGCGTCTAGTGTTTTTTGCTTGTAGGCTTCTTCTAGCCAATCAGGAATAGGTATGTTATTATCCTTGAGCTCTCTGTAGGTTCTATTTACTGAGGTTATGCCGTCGGCTTTCTCACCAGCCTCAAACATAAACAGCCCCTTGCCCACACCTTGAGGTACTAAGTTCCCCTCGGCATCTTCTATCAACTGTACAGCATTAGATTTCATACGCTGACGTGGACCTGTTTCGTGATACGCAATGATATCCATTAGCTGTTCGTACTGCTGGGGTGTTCCACCTTTCTTAGAGATCAGGTGATTCATCATAGCATCGTACCCACTACCATTATTCTTTTTGGTCTTGACGGGATTGTTGTTTGTCTTCTTCTTTATTATCATAGTACAAAGGTACAGAATTGAACACATATATAGAGAGAGGTATATTTAGCTGTTATATTGTTAGGCTTGCCTAAACTAGAAGGAATGGAAGGTTTAGTTTGAGCTAAACCTTCTGTAACCCCAGTAAATATTAATTTGACTTTCTCCGAAAAAAGTTGTAACTTCGCTCTAGATTCCTCACGCAATCAGGATTCTTTCCTCTTGAATCCTTCTTGCTTTATCTAATTACTCACCCTGTAGCTGTAGGGTCGTCGCCCCAAGCAGAGACCCGCTCAGCTACTTTGTGAGAGCGGCAAGAACTATCCCTACAGTAAACACCCCCAGATCCTGTCAGTTCGCACAGCTTTTAATAGCTGTTTGCTCCTGCCAGTATCCTCCTTTCTCCTGCACGAAAACCTCCCCCGACTGGCTTGATCCTACTTAACAGCTTTATGTCCATTCAAAAGCGCTCTAAACAGCTCATATACACCCTTAAAAAAGGGATGAGTAATGTTTAGGTGGGGGATTATATATAGTATAGAACGTTGGCGCACGCAATCCGAAGTGAAATCGCAAACCCCACCCCCTACAGATAAAGCATTGATTGTCAAAACTTTTAGCGTTTGCTATCTACAGTACTGGTTCAGCTATAGCTATGTAACTATCTGGTTTACAGACGGCTAGCTGATCAGGGAGAACAGACTAGTTGCCGATGGTGTTCTGTCCATAGGCGGAACAATCCCCACCCCACCATACACCTCAACCCAACACACTCTCACACGCTCACACATCCACGCTCCTGCCGTTTCTCAGGGCTGATGGATACCAAGGTTGGGGCAGTCCCTCACGTGCGCATAGGTCATACTATGGCAAGATTTAGATGCCTAGGTATTTATACTCAATTGTGAAAAAAAGTGTGTATAACCCTTGTGCAATCCAAATAGCTGTCGTACCATTGTATTGTTGAAAGGGACAAAGCGCCGTAACGCTGAATCCGACTAGTTAGGTCTAGTGACGTTCTTTACTTATTGGATACTAAGTTATAATCAGTCTGATGAGGGGTAGCAATCTACTACCCTGAGTGCTTCGGCACTCGACCCCTGAGATGGGGCGAAACCACGGGATATGGGGAGCATATCAACTAATAACAGCGGAAGCGCTTCGGTGCTTCCGTTGGTTACTGATAACTTAAACTATATGTCTTATGAAGAATCCACTAGATGTCAAGCCATTCGTATTCCGAGGTGATATAATCGGAAAGGTATTTACCTTCGATTTCGACATTGAGATAACCACCGACTTGAGCGGTGATATTGTAGATTACTCAGCTTGTGATTACAACACGGCAAATACTCTGATTCGATGCGTGATGCATCTGACAGATTAGGATAGATTAAAGAAGGGCACTGCCCTTCGGTCACTGATAACTTAAATTGATTGCTTTATGACAACGCAACAAATCACCCCGAAACAAGCTAACGAATTACTCGATTGCATCCGCAGAGACCTCGATACCCTTATTGGATTGGGCGAAAGCTACGCACACTTTCAATCTGCTCAGGCTACCCACAAGTACCTGAAGAAAGCACAGAAAGCCCTTGAGGGACTTTCTTGATTGACCCAAGCCCCCGATGGGGGGCGGTTACTGATAACTTAAAACTATTGCCTTATGAACGCAAAAGAATTAATTGAGCAACTCACTCATCTAGCAAAGTCTAATGGTGTAGCACTAGAGAACATTGATGTTTACTACCGATTTGATTTTGATTCCGATATCGAAGATGTTAATTTCTTGTTCGAAGATTTATACGACCAAGAGACAAACAGCGTACTAGAAACCATAGTACTGACAACTAAATCGGAATAACGATTAAGCCTCCTTCGGGAGGCGGTTACTGATAACTTAAACAAACGAATTATGGACAACGTAAAAGAGCAATTGCTGTCAATGGAGATTGGTATCTACCAAGAAATCACATTCAGCAATGGTATACTTAAATCCACAAAAGAATTGTGCCGTATCGCAGAAGGCGAATGGGTAGTAGAATCTCATAGCTGTGGATGGTCTACAGCCTATATGAATCTAGATACAGCCGTAGCTTACCTAGAGGGAAAAATCAAGGGATACGAACTAAGATGGGAGGACAACGAAATCATCCTATAAACTAAGAGGTGCAATGCACCTCGGTCACTGATAACTTAATTAAATGCTTTATGAAAAATCATTTCGAAGAAATTAAATTTCACATCTTACTTGCTGAATACACTTCAACGAGGATTGAAGAAATGTCTGCAAATCGGATATTCAATTCAGGTAAAGAAGAGGGTGAGGACTTTGAATTTATTTACTCTTTACAAGATAACTACTTTGATAGAGTAATGAGATTGAGTGTAGGTCAATCTATGCCCTTTCTAACTAGCAGAGATGCATCTTGGTACTCTGTAATTGTTAGGGTAAAATAACAAGATTCAAGAAGGGCAACGCCCTTCGGTTACTGATAACTTAAAACCTTTTACAATGGAAAAGCTAACAAACGAAATCATCGAACGCCTAGAATACGTAGATGGAGATGGCGTTGAATTCGAGGTGTACCAAGATCCCGAAACCAACAAATTCTACCAAGTAGAGATTGAGATTGTGAGACACTTTGAATGTGCTGAAGAGGTGAGTGGGAACTCCTTTATTGATTTGGACAAGCTCATCGATTTTTAATGAGCAACCCTCCTGATGGAGGGGGTTACTGATAACTTAAACAAATGTATTATGATGATTAATGCTAATGAGACTATGGTCTTTAACGATGTATTGATACACACAGCTAGAACTTGGGAGCGTATAAGGGTAGACCGAGAACATAAAGAAATGCCTTACGACAATATCGAGTCTTGCGACTGTATCGTATCTGTTGCTGGAGATATTTTTGAGTCCGAGCTGATTCAAAAGTTTCTAAAGTCTACTGCGAGAGAGCGTAGAGGATTTTGGGAAAGAGAAACCAAGGAAGGTTTCTCGGATGACTACATTGAGAACCTTGCACACGATAAGATATGCAATGACTACTTGTGATTAAGAGAGGCTAAGCCTCTCGGTTACTGATAACTTAATTTTATTGAACTATGCTTTACGCAATGTACTACCAACTAGGAAATACCATAACGTACATTATCTCAGGAGATAATTACGAGGACACCTACTACTACGAAATCGATGCCAACATCGATGATTGCAAGGTCATTGTATCGCCTTTCGATTGTGATGATTCACCACGATTTAGAGACTACATCAAGCACCTGATTGAACGTGCAACGCCAACCAGATTTCAAGTGGTGTACGAATAGCAAAAGCCACCTTCGGGTGGCGGTTACTGATAACTTAAATTGATGACTATGAAAACTTTATTAGCTGTTATTGTAGCGCTGACCTTTGGGTCTTGCGCTCCAAATGTCTACGGAGATTTATACGAGGTTACCAGCGTGGTAACTAAGCCGAACGAAGGACCTATCGAGGTCTACTCATCTACTAGAGATTTTGTCCGCACCGATATCAAAATGACCAACGACAGCATCTTCCTTATGGAGGCTGTAGGTCAGGACAACAAATTGGTGGTGACTCAATCATTCGATTACTTGAGTGTAGTGGACTTCAAAGAGGGCAATAATGAAGAAGGTGAGCCATTCGAACTCTCACTAATTAATGCCGACTCAACGTGTGTTACTACGTACTTGTTGTACGACTTGAATAACCACTACGAGTAGTCTAAGAGGGGCTGTTGCCCCTTGGTTACTGATAACTTAATTAAACGTATTATGGACTACCCATTCAAAGAGGGTGATACTTACTTCACCCTAGAAGGAATAACCTTCGAAGAGCTTCAGCTGTTAAACAGCAATGGAGAGAACCCACAAATCTTCACAGTGGTAGAGAGCACTTGGGACTTCGTGAGCGAAGAGATGCACGATGAAGACCCAAACAAAGTGTACTTCAAAACACGTGAAGAGGCAGAATCTCGCAACATCACATTTGATGAACTTGCAGAGGCTGTTGAGGCTAGTGCTAAAAAAATCCCTCGTTGAGGGATGGTTACTGATAACTTAAACAAATGTATTATGACTGCGAATGATTTTGCATCTATCTGCGCCAACGCTGAGGTATCTGCGTTTGTGGCGCTAGAGAACAAACGTGTTGTTGAGCTCCTGAAGAAGGACAAGAAGCAACCATCAATTAATAACCAACTAATCCTTTCTGGATTGTTACAAACAGAATTTTGATATGAACAAAGTAGATTTTATACAGCTGTTACAAGCGCACGACTGGACCTACCAGTACAGCGATGACCCCAGCAAGTACAAACGAGGTCAGGCTCAACGTGAAGCCATCAACAAGGCTAGAAAGGAGCTTGGCGTAGAGGGTGATGCCCTCTACGAAACCTACAGCAAAGTACCTGAGGCTAGAATCGTTATCCCGGTGAAAGCCGAACGCACTATGCCCAAGGTAATGTGCCGTAACACTGGTCGTATGGGGCACTTAATCGATAAGAGTCCGAACGGATTTATGGAGGTTAAATTCAGCGACGGATACCGCACGGAATTCCTACGCCAGACCGACATCATCAAGCTAGGCTAAGTCTAGCGGTTACTGATAACTTAAATTAATGTTTTATGACAAAAGACACAATGACCATTTTTTATGAGATTGAAAGAGAGGTTAAGCCTTTCTTTGACCAGGCAAGAATCAACCTATATGGTGATGTAGCAAAGACATCGTTAAAAGGAACACAGCGAGATGAATACATCTTTGATGGGTATGTGGAGTATTTTAAATCAATACCCAAAGATAAAGTTGGGAAACGAACCTATGTATTTGGCAAGGTGATTAAGTATGGTAGGATTCTCAGCAAAAAGCATAACCATCCATACAATGTATTCGAGATGTGCAACCTTGTGACTAAGGAGTAAAAACTAAACAAAGCCCCTCGCTGAGGGGCGGTTACTGATAACTTAAATTTATAATCTTATGGGATTAGATATGTACTTGCACAAGAAAACATTTGTGCGTAATTGGGACCATATGAAAGAGTCCGAAAGAAATCACGTGTCCGTAAAGGGTGCTGAATCAAAACACATCGTAGGCGCTAGAGTATCGGAGATTACCGAGCAAATAGCCTATTGGAGAAAGGCAAACCACATACACAATTGGTTTGTTGAGAACGTTCAGAATGGCGAAGATGACTGCGGTGAATACTACCTCACCGAAGAGCACGTTAAGTCGCTTAACAAAGCTTGTAAGAAGGTCTTGGATGACAATTCTTTAGCTGAAGAGCTGTTACCTACAGCTAGTGGTTTCTTCTTTGGGGGCGTAGAGTACGACGAGTACTACTTTGAATCAGTGTTAGACACTTGGAATATAACAAGTGCCTTGATTCGGGAGATGAAAAGTTGGAATAGCGTTAGAACTGACCTTTCTTACCAAGCTTCTTGGTAGAAAATTAAGGAGGGCATTGCCCTCTGGTTACTGATAACTTAATTAAATGACTATGAAATACGATTTAGAAGTAACCGGAGTAGTGTACACACAAACTCCTATGGGGACATCTTATAGATGCACAACGAACGTGGATGGTGTAACAATACACTACACTAGCATCATAGGGATAACCTTCATAGAGGGCACGTGGTCGAAGATAAAACACTACCAGCACCTAACAGAGGCACAGCTAGAAAACCTGATCGATAAGTACGAGGAGAGTAAAAGCTTGCACGTTAACCAATTAAACAGTAGATTTGACTATGGAAACTGAATTTATGCAGACCTTAAGCAAGGCTGAATTAAAAGCGGTTGAGCTTGGTTTGAGATTCCTATTGGATGACATAACCGAAGAGCTTAAGCACTACGAAGAGTCACGGATGGATGAAGCTGTGCAGACCTCAAGGGAGGTCTTAGAAGTACTTTATAGCGTACTTAAAAAGGTACGTGAAAAGGGGATGGAGTAAAAGATAAGACTATGAAAGAAGACTTGATGGAGATATTCAAGGATATGAATATCGTTACCATATTTGTAATCGTAATGCTATTACCAATGGCTATAGGTTACGTTTTAACGACAGCTATTCAAAAGCTGTTTGGTTTATTCACCAGATAAAAACAAAAGAGATGACAAAAGAAGAAACAATCAAGAAGATGAATGAGAGCACCAACCTTATGACCAAGGGTCAGATGATGGATGAGCTCTACTCAGTAATCGAAAGGATGAAAAACAGAGCTGAAGCAGATTACGATGCTCTGAATCTGTTAGATGCATCACGCATCGAATGTCTACTAGAAAACTACGAGATTCTAGCTAAGACTGAATAAGTAACTAAATTAAATTAACTATATGACTTTAGGAGAAAAGCTGTCTTTGATACAGCAAGAATTCAAGGCTCAAAAGAGCCGTTACAACAGCTTCGGTAAGTACAACTTCCGTTCAGCTGAAGACATCTTAGAAGGACTGAAGCCCTTCAACAAGAAGTACAAGGTATACTTTGTGGTTAAGGAAGAGGTAACGACCTCTTTCATCGGTGCGACAACTCCGGTGATGGTCTCTAAGGCTACGATACACGATATCGAAAGCGATGCATCAGTCTCGGCAACAGCCATTGTGGGTGTTGACCTAGCGCAGAAGGGGATGCAAATACCACAAGCATTCGGTAGTGCTTCTTCTTATGGGAAGAAGTACGCACTTGGAAACCTATTATTGATCGATGACACCGCAGATGCAGATGCTACGAACAGCCACGGCAACTCCGCAGCTCCGAGCAAAGCCCCTGCGAAGAAGGATGACAGCTTCCAGCAGTCTATCGATTACTTGAAGTCTACTCCAGACGACAAGAAGGGAGCTGTACTGCAGATGATTTTAGACAAATACGGCAACAAGTTTTCTGAGAAACAAGTAGCCGCACTTAGAAAGTTTGTCTAATGGAGTTTGCTAAGTTATTGGTGGAGCGGACGGGTAAACCATACCTGTCCTACTCCGCCCTAAAATACGCCGCAGATGGTGGGAAACAGCAGGATATGAAGCTGTTTGAACTCTATGTGCGGGGGTTACTGAAGAAGGATAGCCCAGCGCTAACCTTCGGTAGCTTATACGATATGATGCTACTCGAACCGGAGAAGGTTAATGAGAGCTTCTACGTTCTTGACGACAGCGAAATCATCGCTGAACTAAAAGACGAATACAAGAACCCCAGAGCCTCGAAAGCCTACAAGGAATGGAAGGCGTCACAAGAATCGGATGGGCGCACTCAGGTGAATGAGGAGGATTGGCAGATGGCTGTCGATATGATTAATCGTTTGGACAGCTCCGAGATTGTGGACCCTGAGACCGGGGAGATGATCCCGGTACGCAACTTCCTTCAGGGACAAGCTCAGGTTGAATTCAATACTTGGATAGAAGAGATACCGGTACGAGGTTTCTTCGATGTATTGGGTGACGGCTTCGTAACGGACAGCAAGTCCACAAGAAACGTATATGGCTTCAAGTACGATGTCAAGTCTTTTGACTATGACATCCAAGCCTACATCTACACTCAGGTAGCGAAGACAGATACCTTCTATTGGGTAGCTCAAGGCAAGTCTAAGCCCTATCTAACAGCTGTTTACAAAGCTTCTCCGCAGATTATTGCTTCTGGGGAGCGTAAGTTTTGGTCCGGCGTTAGAAACATTGAGAGATGGCTCCGAGACCCATCAAAGGGCACGGAGACATTTGCTATCTACCAAGAGATATGAGTGTATAAATTTGTTTATTAATCCGAGACAACATACATTTGTCTCACAACTTAAATTTAATTAGTTATGGCAGAAGAGAAAATTTTTGCAAACGGATTCTCTTTCAAGAGAAGAGAGAACGCTCCTGATTTTGTTATCGGGAATCAATCAATCAAGGTTGACGATGCTATCAGCTTTCTGAACAAGCATCAAAAGAACGGTTGGGTCAACCTTGACGTCAAGCAAGCAAAGAATGGTAACTATTACCTAGAACTTGACACTTGGGAGCCGAAAGGCGGCGCTAAGGCGACACACAACCCAACAACACCAAGCGGTGACCTTCCGTTCTAAACAGGTTATCAGTGATAGGGGCGGAGCTGAGAGGCTCCGCCTTCCTATTTATTACCTAGAGGTAGAGATGGCTTACTTCAAGACAAAAGCTTGGAGAAAGATGAACACGTGGGTGGTCACCTTCGTGGAAGACAAAGACAGAATACTTAAGGATGATTTCAAAACAAACTCCAGACTCAACGATGAATTCTACGGGTCAAAATTCAAAGGACAGAGAGGGCTCAGAATCGACAGAGTCATCAGCAAAAAAAGAATCGGATACACCAACTGGTGATCAGATATTTATCTACTGGGAACAATGAGAGAAACACATCCAATATTAGACAGCAAAGAATTCAAGTCGCTGCCTTGGCGCAAACGTATTATCGTTAGGCTCAAGGTGGCTTTCGCTGAATTCATATCAATGCTTTAACGAGGTATAACATAATGTCGGGGAGGAGTATTTTTTGGTTTGACATTTGCCTTCGTGGTGAAGGCGCCTCCCCACATTTACCTGACTAAACGTGTACCAAAGTGGTACACGAGTAACCTTCAAAACAAAAGAGAGATGAATTGGCTAAAACGATTATTCACCAGGGAAAAGAAAGAAAAATGGACAGCTACTTACTGTTCGGATAACTACGAAGTTAGTAACCTAGGAAGGGTGCGGAGTCTAGACAGGCTTACCACTGACGGAAGGCTTTATAAAGGAAGACTAAAGAAGTTAAGCCTATGTAAAACTGGCTACCTTAAAGTGAATGTCACCATTGATGGGAAAAATAAAGTATATAACGTCCATCAGTTAGTATACTGCTCCTTTAACAAGGGTGAGCTGAGTGGCTATAAATATGTAGTAGATCATATTAACGGTGACCCTTTAGACAATAGATTAGATAACCTTCAATTTGTTTCGCAATGGGAAAATGTTATGAAGGGGAGAGCAAACAAGTACAACTTACCTAAGTACATTACAGCTTGTCCTTACCACTACGACAGGAGTAAGTTGATGTATTGTTACATACCTGTCATTAACAAAAAGCAGCGTGTTCTTAAATCGTCTATAGATCTACAAAAAGTTTTGAAGTTTAAAGAGGAGCATCAAAAAAGTTTGTCTATCGAATAGTAGAAACCTTTAACACCAAAGAGAAATGAAAAAAGTAAGGGTATAACCTCACGGAAATTGAATTGAGTCAAGTTATAACCTTACAAAACCTTTAACACCAAAGAGAAATGATAGAGCTAAAATGGTTTGTGGTTTTTTTGACTATAGCATTGAGTATGATATTCATATACCTCACAGGAAAGGATGATAATTAATAACGCAATAGAGATGAAAGAAGAGAACTTGAACATTGAGTGGTGGCATAAGAGGATGATCCTATATGCCTTGAAAAAATTTGATACACAACAAGAAGCGGCAGATGCCCTTGGTTGTAGCACTAGACATTTAATCAGGAAAAAAAGAGAGTACTATGAAGACAAACTACAAGACAAGTAGAACAGCTGAAGCTCGTGAGACAATCATTAGGATTGCTCGCTACGCTAGTAAGAATATGATGAGAACTAAAAATAAATCAGAGCAGTACGCAAAGATTATCGATGCGTGTATGCGTGATATCAATGACTATGGAATCGAACAAGATTAAAGATGCTATCATAGAAAGATACGCTGATAGTGATGACATATTATTCGCTGACGGTCTTGACAATGCAATTGTTGGGTTTGACCCAAACAACTGGAAGGTTGTATACTCACGTAGCATATGCATCTCTATACTCTGTGAAGATATGAGTGAAGAGGAAGCCATTGACCACCTTGAGTACAACACATTCAATGCATACGTGGGGAAAAAGACTCCATTGTGGATAGATGACTTTGGGTGGTACTGATGACAGCTCCTGATGTTATTTTAGCTGTTGTTGTAATTGCTCTATGGAATGGGTACTTAATTTATAGAATGAATAGAGATGACAAGAAAAAGAAAGCACGTTAAAGAGGTTCAGAAGTATTTAGATATGCTTATGCTGGACCAAGTAAACCTCAGCATATATGCTAGTAGGTTTGGATGGAGTGATCAGATACAGCACCAGCTGTCAAACTCAGCACTGCTAATTAGAAAGTATCAACGCCGACTCAGGCTAATCAAGATGTAATGAGGGAATGCAGTATTTGTAAAGAGCTAAAGACGATAGACAACTTCCACAGAAGAGGTAATGGTCATAGAACAGAATGCAAGTCCTGCAAATCTATAATAGACTCCAAGAGAAAAAGAGATAGAGATCCTTTCTTTTCAGTGTACTACATTCCTGAACATCATTACGTAGGTATGACTAATTCTATTAAATATAGAATGCAAGAACACAAAACGAAAGGAAAGATAGTAGACGGCTATGAAGTAATAGGCACCTATGAAAGAGCTGTAGATGCACATCTCGTTGAAACTACGCTGCATACTATGGGATACTTTGGGTTCTATTATAAAGGAAGTAAAAAGAAATAGATATGATTTACTCAGCTAGAAAATTTAACTCAAGAGAATACGATAAGTATGACAGTTGGGCTAAGGATATTGCATCAGTTTTTTTAGAGTCTAGAGGTCATTACATTATTAGCGGTGAAGAGGATTACAATCACGATCTAGTAACAAAGAGATATAATCAGCTGTATTACTTTGAGCTAGAGGTTAAGGTAGGATATCCATTCACATCTGATCAAGATTATAGATTTGACACTGTTAGTTTCTTAGGCAGGAAGAAAAGGCTTCACGATATCAAGCCTTTTTTCTATGTTATAATTTGCAAAGAAACTTCAGCAGCACTGTATTGCACTTCTGATATTATTTATGACGACGATCACATAGAGTATGTGGATGTTAATTCGAACAATAGAACTGGTAATGATAAAATGTATAGAGTTCCAGTAAGTAAATGCGGATTTTTTAATTTATAGATATGGCATATTTAGACAACAAAGAACACAAGAAGATTATCGACTGCGTACTCGAACAGAACGCAAAGCTGTTCCAGAACTTAGGCGAGGACTGCCCCAAGGCAGACTATGAAAAAGCAAAGCTTGAAGAACGTAGGAAGCTACGTAGGATAATGGATTTAGATCCTGAGAAAATAGGTAGGCTAGTTAAAGACTCACTCGATGACTAAGGATGATATCAAAAGAGTTTGTGACAACACAAAGAATCTCTTAGTAAAAAAGAACGAGGCATACGGCGACAGCGCACTCAATCCACTAGGCATCTTCGGAAATGGAGATGCCGTCGTGTCTCTAGGGGCTAGGATGGATGACAAGCTGATGCGCCTGAAGGGTCTTGGCATAGGCAAAGAATCGATAGATACTTTGTACGACCTACACGGATACATAACTTTACTTATTATCGCAATCGAAAGAAAAGAAAACCTAAACAGCTTAGATTCTGTATGTGATGACGATAGTAATACAACAAAATTAATTTCAGATGCTAGAGAAAACCATAACGATGTTCAAGAACGTCAGGGATACGACCGACCCACAACACACTACCATACAAATCTCACTGGAGCGTATCAAGAGTGGCAAACAGAAATCCTTGATAGAGAGGGTACGTGGAGTACACAGCGTGGACCAGAACGGGAATCCGATTCCTGACAAAGAAGCTAAGCTTGAGCTTCCTGTAGTGATGTACAGCGGGAAGTTCTCCGGACGTAAAGACAATGACTTAGAAGAGCACAGCAGTGTCATCGTATTAGACTTTGACCACATAAACGTAGATGAATCCAAGCGTGTTCTAGCTACAGATGACTACGTACTTGCCTGTTGGGTGTCTCCAAGTGGAGACGGACTTAAAGCTTTGGTTAAAGTATCTACACCTAGCAAACACCGTGATCACTTCCGTGCCATATCTTCTTATATGGAACGTCAGTACGGGCTAGAGGTAGACCCTACGGGACAGAATGAAGCTCGCCTATGCTTCGAGTCATACGACCCGGAGATAATCGTTAACGAGGATGCTAAGGTTTTCTCTTCGCTTCTTTCAGAGCGCAGTGAAAACCAAACCGCACAGTCCGCACCCAACACAGACTACAACAAGTTAGCTGTTCTTGCTGCTATGATTCGTAGGGCAGAAGACGGAGCCAAACACCAAGAGCTGCTGAAGGCGGCGAATCTTGCAGGAGGTTTCATTGCCGCAGGACGTGTAGAGGAAGACGAGGCTAAGCGTCTGCTCATCAAAGAGATACTCAAAAGAGATGTCGATAGCGAGGAAGCAGCTATAAATACCATACGAGAAGGTATTGAGCGTGGAAAGACTATGCCTGTACAGGACGTGGTTGACAATGAGAACAGAATTAAAAGAGAGATGCTCATCAACGATGGGGATATGTCTTTTATTTCCGACTCCGATTCAGACTACCAATGGATACACAAGTTTGCCATTGGAGAGATCCCCAAAGGTCTCGACACTGGCAACGCAAGGCTAGACCAGTACTTCAGATACAAGCCTGAGTTTGTTATTATCAATGGACACTCTAACGTGGGTAAGACTACGATGGCACTGTACCTGATGGTGAATTCATCCATACGTCACGGATGGAGATGGATTGTATACAGCTCTGAGAATAAGACAGCCGCTATCAAGATGCGCCTGATGGAGTTCATACTAGATATCCCTATCAATATGATGACCTATGCTGAGCGCACAGCTGCATTCAGCTGGGTATCTGAACACTTCAAGGTGATATCGAACTCAGATGTATACAGCTATATGGACCTGATCATCTTTGCTGAGAAGCTCATCCAGTACGAGGGTAACTACCAAGGCTTCTTCGTAGATCCTTACAACAGCTTGAAGATACAGATGGGTCAGGGGTCAGCACTGTCTACACACGACTACCATTACGAAGCGGCTAGTGAGCTGTTGACCTTCACCAATAGACACGATATGGCTATGTGGCTTAACGCACACTCAGTGACTGAGGCGCAGAGACAGAAGGGTCCAGACGGATTGCCTGTCGCTCCGTTCGCAGAGCAGACTGAAGGAGGCGGTAAGTTCGTGAACCGCAGCGATTCTTTTCTGACGTTTCACAGACGGGTCCAAGCACCTACCTCTGATGAACGTAGAACTATGGAGTTCCACGTTCGTAAGGTACGCTCACAAGAAACTGGTGGTGAACCTACTCCATTGGATGAGCCATTCCTATTCAGAATGAACATAGAGCGCACTGGATTCGAGACACTTGATACTCATAGGAGATTATTTGAGCCATTGGTGATAAAAAATGAGCAAACTTACTTTGAAATCTGATTGCTATTGATTAGATTTGTTATATGTACGTAGATTATAACGAAGTCATAATCATCCTCCCTAAGCCACCAAGCCTCAACAAGTGGTATTCAGGCAAGCACTGGTCTATAAGAAAGAGCCAGAAGGAAAGCTACACTAAGCACATAAAGGAACAGCTAGATACGATCGATCCATTTTGTATGGATCGTTTCGTGATTGACGTAACCTATAACTGTCGCTACGATGTAGACAATGCCATCACTTGTGCCAAGTTTCTTGCAGACTACTTGCGTGCTGAGGGATATGTTGAAGATGACAACCCTAAGTTTTTCACTTCACAGTCAACAACATATAACCCAGAATTAAAGAAAGATGAGTTCAGAGCAAAAATTAAATGCTATGGATATAAAAGCCGTGAGTAAATCCTACTACACGGCTCTTTATATGGTGCACGATTTAACAACAGACCTTTACGAATCCATTCACGATGAGAAAGGCAATCCTATTCTAGACGAAGAGTTCTTATACCAGCTGATACAGCAGTACAAGAAGGTCGTTCGTGGGGAACTAGATATGATTAAATCTGCAGCAGCACAGTACAATGAGTCAAGATAAGATAGTACTAGTATTTTTGGATGCATTGCAAGGTGTAAACTTCCACAGATTGCAGACACCATTCTTGAGGCTGATGTCTAGAGGTATGCGTGTACATTTCTTCAAGGACTTTGATGAGCTGAAGACATTCAATACTGATGTTATCTCTCACATCGTAGTGTCTAGAAGATGTACCGTAAACAATTACAAGGCATTCAGTGAATGGCTCAAGGCTAACGACATCAAGCTGGTGCTTGATCTCGATGACTACTGGGAACTGCCAAAGCATAATGCGGCACACGACTTTTATAAGAAGCATAAGTCTATTGAGATTCTGGAGTCTATAAAGATGTGTGACATAATCTGGACACCGTCTAGATATCTAGGCAATCGTATGTCAAAGGTTAATCCAAAGGCAGAGGTTCACATCATACCCAATACACTGGACCTTACCCACAGCCAATGGCAGCAGAAGAAGAAGCCTAGCAAGGAGGTAAGGTTCGGATACCTTGGTGCGAAGAACCACGGCAAGGACATCAACCTGATATCTTATGACTTCACCGGAAAGCAAATGCACTGCGTGAATATAGAGGACTACCCAGCGAGGTTCAAGGCTTCACACATAATGCAACCGGGAACCATTGGAGACTACGGAAAGATGTACGAGAACTTTGATGTTTCTCTGGCGCCGCTTCAAGGCGGCACCTTCAACAAATCTAAGAGTGATCTTAAGGTTGTTGAGGCAGGGTACACAAGAAGCTCTATCATAGCCTCCAACACCACCCCCTACAAGGAGAGCATAGAGAACAACGTAACAGGCTTGCTGTGCTCTACACCAAGGGACTGGAAGCACGCCATTGAATCTATGACCAAGGAGAAGCATCGTGAGCTGTCAGGTAATCTGAACAAGCACATCAAGAAGCACTACGACTTGGACAAGTTGAATAAAATACGAACAGACTCTCTAGGACTTTAATATGTTTATCAAAGAACAAGAGCTGTTCGAAGCCTTAAAGAACAGCTTCATACCAGACCTAACGCCAAGCCATAAGAAGATGGCAAGGTATGACTGCTACTCTAAGTCTCACAACCTAGACATAGAACTCAAGTGCAGGAAGAAACACTACGACGATTTACTGATTGAAAAGAAGAAGTACGATGCACTCGTATTGAGAGCTGTTACCTTTGGCTCGTCGCCAGTGTATATCAATTCAACACCCATTGGTGTATGGGCGTTCAGGATACTTGAGATAGGCGAACCCTCTTGGGAAACAAGGGGGATGCCAAAGACCTCAGAGTTTTCACAACGCCAGTTTATCGATAAGATTGTAGGCTATTATCATATTGATTTAGGGGTGGAGATTACGGACAAAATTAAATAACCGTCAGGTTATATTTTGTACCTTGCATCTCCTTTGTTTAACCCTGTAAAATACATTATGATATGGCTGAAGATATCAACCTCAGCGAAGACTTCGCAGACTTCGTAAACGAACTAGCAACCAGCGAAAAGAATAGCAATGCGTGTTCAATCGACAACCCAGAATGCGAAGGCTGTGGGAGCTAAGCGAAGAATGTAATTCAAGAGAGGGGTCTTTACAACCCCTCTCGCCACTTAATTTAATTGACTATGAATAAAACACAACGAGAAATCGAGGACGTGCTGCAGGTACGTCTATCCTTTATGCAGCTAGAGGATTACTGGGACAGGTACTCAAGAAAGAACAACGTCACTAGCAGCAGACTACACGAAAACGTAATACACCGACACGCATTCTGCCACGCAGTAAGGGAGAATGCTAGAATGTCCCTGCAGAAAATTGGTAAGATCATTGGGCGTGATCACGCAACAGTTATATGGGGATGCAAGAATCACGAGATGAACTATAGGTTCGACTCTGATTACAGGATTGTATACGACAACATCAACCAAGAGATACAGCATATGCTTCTAGAGAACGGCGTGGTCCCCAAGACCATAGCCGATGGTAACGATGTCAGGGATGTACACTTCAAGTTTCTAGATCTTTCAAAGAAGTTAAGAAGATCTATCAATACAGTCAACAGCTACAAGGTTGAGATCAATAAGGTAGAGGTATACAAGAAGCATATCGCCGAACTTCAAGCTAAAAACCAAAGGCTTAATAAAGAATTATCTAGATTAAAGAATCTACTCTAACAATTAAATTAAATACTATGGGTACTCACTCAAAAATTAAAATGCCACCTAAGCTGTTTAAAAAAATAACTAGAGAATATAAGCGCCGATATAAACTTAATCCATTAGAAGCCACCAGAAAGAGGGAGAACGTAATCAGTAGGCACTGCCTAGGTCTGATCCTGCAGGATGAATTTCATATGGGGGCTACAGATATCAGCTCCCTGATAGGATGCGACCACGCCAACATACTCTACGGAAACAAGAAGGCGGAGGAACAGATAGCTGTTAGGAATGCACAGTACGTTAAATCGCTGGAGAACTGGAGGCGCATCTTCAAGAGGAACGACATAGAGGTATCCGATGCTGAGGACACAACAAACACAATAAAGAATAGAATAACAGCTGTTATTAGTGATGGCATCACAGATTCGCTTATACTCAAAGAAGAAGTAGGAGACGTCTTAATAGATGTGTTAAGAACTTTCGCACCAGAATATGTGGAGGAAGACTAACCTTTGCGTATCTTTGACCTGATTCTTATCCTGCTTTTCTCATAGTCATCTCTAAGCAGCGAAGGGTTCCTTAACGGGAACCCTTCTTTTTTTTAGCCTTAGCGTAACAGCATTGCCCGTCACACTCCTTTGGCTCTATTTCACAATACTCAATCTTTCTAGGGGTATTGTCTCTCTTTCTCTTACTCATTAAACAGATACTTATCGATTAGTCTTTTTCCTATTGCCAGTGCTAACAGTATTAGCGCAAAGTAAAAAACTAATCCCTGTATCTTTTGCAAGAATGTTTTTTGTTCAACATATACAACTTTTTCAAATGGTACTTCAATCTGTTTCACTATCGTATCCGAGTCGCATTTGGCGTCTATAATAAGTGTGTCCACATTCCTTATTACTTTCACTTTCAGCCTTTCCTTCTCTACCACTATAGTATCTTGTTGCTTCGTAATCACAGTATCCGTGGTAACCACAGGCGGCACTACAACCGTGTCCGTCACAACCAGCGTGTCTTTTTCCAGAATCATAGGATCTTTTTTCACCGCTCGCTTTAGGTGCCATTGAGCGCTGCAGCTCATCAATGAGCTTATTATAATTAACTGTACCAGCCATTTCATCAAGATAGTGATTTAATCATTTCAATCATTTCAGGTTGAGGGAAGATATCTGTCTTGTCCTTACGCACAGAGTTGTGGGTGTACAGTCCAGCCTCGCCACGCAATGCCTTCTTAGATACGCTCCACATATCTTCTTCGCTGTAGTCTAACGGGATGCCGTAGATCTCGTTCCAGTATCTCAACAGATTTTCTACACTGCGTATCTGTTCGTCAGAATATCTGTGGTAGAATCTGTGTCCTTTGTACGGAGTCTCTAGTTCACACACCTCTTCCTTCGGCACTGTTCTGTCAACGTAGTTGTAGAACTTACCGTTCTTTTCTTCGAGCCATCCCCAAGCGTTGATCTCTACACCGATAGCAATCTTGTCTAGCCTCTGATAAGGGATGTCGTATGCTTGGAATGTACTTCTCTTTATACCTAAGTGATAAGCCCAGTATCTACTACTGAATGCCTGAGCGATTACACCGTCGCCTTCTTTGGCGCCTGTATTTGAGATACAGACGCAAGTGGCGATCCTGCCTCGGCTGTCTCTACCCCAGTGCTTAATTGTGTTTACACCGCTGGAGTTACCCGCAGTGTGGTGCAAGTAAATCTGTTTCTTAGGGTGCTCTTCTTTTACATACTCACCGTCTGGTAGCGGCACCTGAATAATGTCCTTTAGGAAATCGTGTGACATAATTTATTTTTGTTTAGCAAATTTTTCTAATCCAGAAACACCTAATGATCCAAGGGTCACTATAACAAAGCTGTTATATGTAAACTCGTTGATGTGTAGGTCTTTCCCAAACGCACCAGTGATCACATCGGCAAGCATCACTAGTACCATTACAGCAAAGGAGAGAAAACCTATAATGGTTTTCTCGTTCCAATTGTTGTCGTCCTTAAATATATCTGTGAACTTCATTATATATCTTCAATCTTTAGCTGTATGTATTGCTTGTTGAAATCGGCAACCAATTTGTATCTAGCCTTTTCAAGCTGGTCCAGTCTAGCTTCTTGCTTTAGTGGATCCTTGATGCCTGCCGCCTCGTCCTCAAGCTTACTAATTTTTTTCAAACGAGATTTGTAATCCTTACCCATCTTATGCATTTTATATATCTTCTTGGCATCTGCCCCTTCGATTATGCCTGCCTTTACTTCCTTGAACTTTTGGTTAACATCAACAGTTCTTTCATAGAAGCTGTTTATATTTGAATACTCGTATGGCTGTCCGTTGAAGGTACGTACAAAAGGAATCTGTCTAGATTCTAGCTCGTCCCAGTTACCAGTCAAAATCTTATCTATAACATTTGCAGATCTTGTCACAAACTTACCCGCACCACCAGTAATAGTTTCAACTACAAAATCAGCCTTATCTGGATTTACATCTATGTATCCTGATCTATACGCAGACCCTCCAGTAACTTCGTTCAACCATTTAGCGATTGACTGTGTCCATCTGTAACCACTTTCTTTTCCTAATTGAGACTCCGGCTTTGGTGCAGGGTCGTATATGAAATTCTCGTTATATATCTTCTGTCCAAAATAATCTTCGTTAAGACCTATAGCCACTGGGATCTGAGTAGCAGTAGGCAAAATAAATTTAATAAAGAATGAAGAAGCATCTTTACTGGTAGGAAAGTTAATCGGGGAGAAAGAACCTATCGCAGTCTGCCCTATTGCCGATGCTACTTCTCCCGGAGTCTTAGTTCCATTCAATCCTTCAGATATGTAAGAACCTGCTACATAGAATACGTTCGACCCATATGGCAAAGGTATCTTCCAATAGTCCTTGCCGTTAGGCTTCATAATGATTATGTTTCTTTCTTTTTCGAATTCCGGTATCTTAGAGAAGAAAGATTCTTCATCCTCATCTTCATCGCTCATCCATTCATTGAATACCGACATAACACCGCCCATAACAAACAAACCTACAGCCATCTTCTGCGCTCTGGTAAGGTGATACTTTCTATTCCCCTCGCTGTCTATTTTGTATGCAGGCTTTAAGCTACGTAACAATCTAGAGCTACCCTGAACAGAGGCATTGAAGAACAGATATAGGGTGTTACCCATCTGTCCTAATGAACCAGTTTTGTTAAAGTTAACTGTCAAGTTCTTTCCGAGCTCGGCGGCTTTGGCTCTAGGGGTGCCAGCCTTCCGAGCATTGACATATGCTGATAAACGAACTGCATTCTCTACAGAAGAGTTTACACGCTCAACTAAGTTAGCTGCAGCTTTGATTGCATTATCTCCTTTACCTCTTATCAACTTCTCAATGTCCTTGTTTATTTGATCTGCAGGCTTACTATAGAACCATTCAGTCTTAGCGCCGTCCTCCAAGAACTCCTTGTAGTACTGATCCATATCCTTGTTTCTGGAGGCTTCCTTCTTGCCAGTCCATCCACCCTCAACAGCGAATATAGTTTTAAGTGCAGGGTACACATCTTTAACTGTCTTGCCTACAATGTTCTTATCTTTTATAAGTCCATCGTCTAGATCCTGTTCAGCATACAAGTTCAATACAGCTGTCTGAATATCTCTAGAGAAGTTACGGAATACGAAATCAGGATCGTATGTGGTAATCAAGCTACTAAGCATTCTGTTGAACCCACCTATATATTTAGTGAACCATTCAGCCTTAACTACATTAGCTCCTCTAAGAACATTAGCTAGATCAGCATCCTTAAATCTGACAAACTTGTAGTCACCATCAATACGGACAGATACCATACTCTCGTCAAGAAGATAATCGGAAACAGATTTAGCAACTGCTATCACCTTACCATCACGCATTGAGGTCTTATAATCTTTAGACGTTTCTGGATCTACAATTTCGTAAATATCTTTGTTCGGGTTGTTCTTAGCGAGTTCATAGAACCTTTTCATAACGTCGTTCTTAGCACCTCTAATAATTGTAGTGGTGTTAGAGATGATAGCCTGAGTCAAAGGAGAGTCTGCTTTTCTTTGACGTCCCTTAGCTCTTCTCTCTCTGGCACGTACCTCTAGTTTGCCACCGCCTTCAATAAACTCTGAGCCGAACTGCTCATCTGCGAAACCTCTAAGCGGTACGTAGTTTTTATACGTAGCGTTAAATGCATCTATAGTGCCCTGAGATTCTAGACCAGACTCAACCAATCTATTTCTAGTATCTGCTATCAACTCTCTGATAGCTGTTACTGCTGTGCGAATCTTCGGAGACAGCTGAGACACATCTGGAGATGTTAGATTGAGATCGTACTTAGCCAATATCTTTCTAGCTTCTACATCAGTCATACCAGAACCATCCTTCACTAACGCATTGTCATAGAAGAATCTGTAAGGTGTTGATCCATAGATCAATAGAAGGTCAGTCAAGTCAGACGACTTCAGATCTCTCTTGTTGGCTTCAATCTCTAGGTACTGTTCTTTAGAGATGCCTAGTAGCTGAGCGACATCTGTCGGTGTCATACCGCTTGTCTTTCTCATTCTAGATAAGTTCTTGCCAATATCTGTAGAGATAGTGCGAAGATATCTGTTTCGCTCCTGAGCGTGCATAGCATACAGCAACTCGTTAACATCGTCTACTGACAGACCAGACTTCTTGATCTTGCTAGTGATGTCTTTTATTCTGTCTTCTGTTTTGTCTAGCTCGCTCTTAGCTTTACCGTGCATCAATACTTCCGCATTACGGAAGTCTTGGTCTAGACCAACAGGCTTACCTGTAGCGTACTCAATATCTTCTTGGATGACAATGATGTCTCTGTAGCTGTCTTGTATTCTACGTCTAGTAAGATCTACGAAACGCTCAAAAGCATTTCTTTCTCTTGACTTCCAAGTATCTGAGGCGGCAACATCTTGATCCACCTTATTGTCTATCTGAGATCTAAACACACCTTCTTTATTGTCCTCAATGGCAGAGTATGTTTCCTTAGCGTTCTCTTCTTGTTTTACTTGGTCTTCAATCTGGAATCGTACCGTTTCCCCCTTAGAGTTCTTGTACTCCTGAAGCTCCATAGGTTCAACCTTAGCTACCTTTGGAATAGCTCCAGCACTTGACGTAACATTAGATACAGCAAATTTAGGATCGGCTTTAGTGGATACCTCTGGACCAGACATATTGTACTTAGTGTACTCGTTAGTCAGGTCATAAGACTTGTAGTATTTGTTTGGCTGTAAGATACTTTTGATTACAGCTTTAACAGTCCATCCGAATGATGGGTGGTGATCTGGATCTCCCGGCTTAGTCTTAGATACCTCAAAGGTATTAGGATCAAACTCTACAAAGCTCATAATCTCACCACCTTCAACACCTTGATTAAGAGGGTCTGCAATAAGATTGTAGAACTGATTCAAGTTCTTAATACCGATAGCATTTTGGAATTCTTTACTCGCAGCGATCTTCTGGTTAAGAGCTTTACGTAAGTTAGGAGAATAGTTGTTCTCAGCGTCAAGAAGCTCCACTAGTTTCATAGGGTTCTTCTTAAACGAGTTTAGATTTTTAAGTCTAGAGTTATTCTTTTCGTTGAACGCCTTGAATGCTTTGGAACCTTCTTTAGACTTGATGGCTTCGTTGAACACTTCCATCAATCTAGCTTTGCTCATAATCTTGTTATCAAGCACTGCCTTTACCAGCTCCTCAAAGATATGGTGCTGGAACTGCCAAGAATCTGTCAAGGTTCCTGAGTGTGGGGCAAACAGATCAGCATTACCTTCTTTGGCGTTTCTGATAAACCCTTCTGCCTGTGACTTAGAGTTGAACGCAGCTAGGTTGGAAACCTCGCCGAGTTCTTTACCATTGCGCTCAAGCATTAGGGGCACATAGTTTCTACCACCCAACAGCTCAATAGAAATACCATTACCTAGTTCGGTTGTACCCGCACTAGTATAATCATACATATTGGTAACGAAGTTTCTACCTTCTAGCTCATTGATGTCTATGTCAGTAACAAACTTGTTGACGAATCCTCTAGCGTCATCAGACGCTTTAGGAGCGTCGATGACCTCTATCTGTTCTTTAGGTATGGAAATAGTGCCTACCTCTCCAGATTCGCCCTGCTCTTCAATCTGAATTTCCTTCTCTTGTAGGTATGGGTTTGCAACAAACTCATCAGGCAACAAGCCTACTTTCTGAGGGGCAAATTTCATTGTAGCGTAAGCCTTGTCTGTAAACTCCTGTGCCTCTTCAAGCTTCCCTTCCTTACGAAGGGCTCTACCTTTGTCTCTGAGTTTAAATGCTTCGTCGTTAACTCCAGAGAAGTTTACATAGCTGTTCTGACCTCTAGTCTCAGCTGTCAATGCTTTACGTGCTAGTGGGCTGTACATTCTAGAGTGTACATCCCAGGCGTTCTCCTCTCCGATAGGACCGAAACCGTTACCTCTCTCTGCGTGTCCAAAGAAGTCGTGTACAAATCTAAAGACATCATTTAATAATAGTGTTCGACCATTTACATCTTTGTATTTTGTCTCTGCTAGAAGCGGGTTGTCTTTTCTTTGATCAGCTGTGATGCCTGCATCACCGAACCCTGAGTCTGTACTGAAGATTCGCATATTCTTGTTCTTGCGAAGATCTTCGATCAACTCATTACTGTTGTTGTACGGCTCGTTATTATTTACCTCTACTTTGTATCCACCCTTAATAATAGCCTCGTACTGCTCTATAGTTTCATCAGCCATAGCCTTATATGCAGCAGCAACCTCTGGACTGGTAGGGTTGTTCTTCATCGCTGTATAGGCGTCAGAGATCCTTTTTGCGAGCTTTTTGTCAATCTTTCTAATCAGATTACCATCTGTGTGTTTGAGCCCCTTAGACTCCATATAAGCGATAGCTATAGTGCGTGCATCCTTGAGTGGTTCATTGGCTATTCTAGAACCTACCGGAACGTCTAACTGTAACCTAGAAGCCTCATAAGGATTCTTGCTGTTCACAACAGCTGCTGCCTCTGGGTTTATCTCAACTGTTAGCTCGGTACGTCCTTCAAGTGCATCTAAGAATCCATTGACAAAGTCAAACGCTTCCTCCTTAGACTTAATAGCTGTGTCGTCTATCTTGAGTCCTAGTACATCGTTAAGTATTCTAACAACAGCTTTTCTGATTCGCTCAATAGTTGACAGAGACATCTTCTGTACATCAATGCCGTCCTTGACCTCTGCAACAAACTCAGCTAAGAACTCCTCGGCAATCACTGCATCCTCAAGAGTTAGACCCTTGCCGTACACCTCTCTGTTGAGGTATTCTTTTTGGAAAGCTGTTAGCTTATTGGCTAACGCTTTCTCTACCTTGGTACCTTTACTCAATTGTAATCTCACCTCATTAGTGAATCGCACAATCTGTTTTGAGTTTAGATCAACAGCTTTAACATAAGCGTGCATCATCTCGTGAGACAAGCTGCCTAGGCTAGCTTTGTCTGCATTTACTACTACAGCAGATGTGCCATCCTCAAGTGTTCTGAATTGAGCTCTTGACGAAGACCCTGTAACGTTCTGCATATCAGCATCGCTAACTACATATACATTTACAGGAGCAGCACCAATAGACGATAACGCACTATTGAAACTCTCAATCATCTGTGGTGCCTTATCACTAAGATTGATAGCATCCACAGAAGCAGTTTCTAGCTGTTGTCTATCAGCGCTTGGTTCTTCAGCGACAGCTGCTTCTTCCACTGCAGCCTGATCAACCATTACTTCAACACCATATGTTTTCTTGCCTCTTCTACCAGTTGTTTCGGTAGATAATACAAGTAGGCTTGGATCCTCCACAGACAATCTTTCCTGAAGGGCTTCCACTGCTGCCATTGCCTCTTCTTCTGTGGCGTAGGTCATTTCCTCTTCAGGGAATATTCTTCGCCCTGTAGTAGGATCTTCTGCAACAGCTTCTTCTACTACTGCTTCTTCTACTGGTACTTCTTCTGTAACAGCTTCTTCAGCTGTTACTTCTTCAGGTGCTTGAACATCTCTATCTGCCGCAACCTCTTCAACGCCTGCTTCTTCGATAGGTTCGCCTTCGACAACGGCTTGCCCTTCTTCGACAGGACTTGGTACCCCTGCTTCTTCTTGACTAACATCTTCTAAGTATTTACTTTCGATCGCTGTCTTTCTGCTTCTGGCATCTACAAGTTTGGATCTAGCCTCTTGCTTTTCTTCGACAGTTTCGGCTACACCGAACTGTCTAGACAACTCACGTATTTCTGTATTGATATCTGATATATCGGCTTGGTCTTCCGCTGAGAACTCCGCAGGAGCTTCAGCTATTGGAGCCTCTTCTACTACCACTTCTTCAACCGTAGGTTCTGCAACCATCGGCTCCTCGACTACAGGCTCTTCAGCAACAGCTTCTTCTACAGGAGCTTCCTGTTCTACTACAGAAAACTTATCAGCTAATAGATCTGTTACCTCTGAATCATTTGTAGCTTCCCAAGAGCCTTGGGTAATCTCTTCAGGAGTGGCTGCCTCTAGCTGTTCTATAAATTGTTCTCTACTGAGGAACTTACCATCACGAAGATATGTAGCATTTCTTCGCTCAGCCATATTAACTAGCTCAGCATCTATTTCTTTTATCCTGTCGGTCTTATCCTTTACAAGGTTTTTATCTTTGCCTTGTATCTGTTCGTCAAGGGTTTGCTTTTCGACAAGTAGCTCAAGAGCTTTCTTTTGATCGGCAGTGTTTAAGTCGGTTGGGATCTGTGTGGTTACGCCAATGATTCTGTTAAACTCATCAAAATTTTGCTTAGCCTCAGCTTCCGTCATCTCACCAGCAGAGACTTTTTGTCTTAGGCTTTGACCATACATAGTGGTAAACTCAGAGTCGGTAGACATATCCTTAAGCATATTAAACGCATCATCGTCTATTAAGCTCATCTCCTTGTTATTCACTGCATTGACCACAGCTCCCGGAGTAGATAGCACAAAACCACCTACAGCTTCTTGAGCACCGCCCTTTAAAACCTCACCAGCAAATTCAATCCAAGTGTTAGGGGTCTGGAACATATCCTTATCCTTGGAGATATTGTATATTTCCTTTATGCTGATTTCAGCAGCCTGTTGCGCTGCACCTGTTTCAAATTCTGCAAGACCACCGGCACCCACAGTAAGGATACCACGAGCCATCATATTCTCAACATCCTCTCTAATAAACTGAGAAAATGCCTTAGCTGACGTTGAGTTTGTAGATCTGCCTAGAGCTCTCGCTACTAAGCCATTGAGTAGACCCTTCTGGTTTATGATGTTTCTAAAACCATATGTTTCTAGCACAGCGACAGTTACACCAACTGGAGCTGTAATGTAGTACTTTTCACTTTCAGATATATCGTCAAACTCTGGATTGCTCTCCATCTCTTGGTTCAACTGATCTGTTGTTAGGGCATACATATTTGCAGTACGCTGAGCCCAACCCATAGGACCAGCACCACCAGCCATAGCAGGTAATGATTCAGCAAGTCCAAGAATAGCACCGCCCCAGAAGCCTTCCTTCTGCATATCACGCCACTGCTCTGTGGTTCCCTTGTCTCCAAACAGCTCACGAGCACCTTCACGTGTAGCGTCTACAATACCCATCTCTGGATCTGTATTTGCAGCTACAAATGAATATGGGTTTCTGAAGTACCCCTCCCCAAACTTTACGCCTTTCTTAGCGTTGTCTTTAGCCTTCTCATCTATAATCTGTCCAAGGGTTTTCCCAGCTGAGCGAGTACCATATTGCTGAAAGCTAACTGGACCAAACTCCGCTCCGAAATCTTCAGTTGTTTCTGCAGGCTCCTCTGGAACACTGTATTTCATTTGCTCCTTAATCTCAGCTACAGTCATATCTTCATAACCTTCAGGAAGAAGGTCTGAATATCCTAACTGCTCTGCAGCGCTTATAAATGTTTCTCTATAGCCCTTCTCTCCCATCGCTGGTGTTGGGAAGTATTCTACCATAAAGTCTGTGATCATACTCATCTGACCTGCAGAAATAGAACCCACGCCTGATAAAACGCTGTTCCAGATACCTCCAGCCCAGTTACCTTTCTGAGACTGCACGTCAACGAAATCACCCACCATCTTATCTAGACGGGTACCTTGTTCCTTGAAGTACTTCTCTCTCTCAACAAGATCTGCATATTCTTGCTGTAGTGCTATATCCCTCTCTTTGAATTCGTCGTATTCTAACTTAAGAGATGGATTGATGTTGATCTGCTCTTCTGTGAGGCCTCCAAATTTATCGTTGTATTCAACCTTAATCTCTTGAGCACGGGCGGTCCAAGAATCTATATCTTCTTTATACTTCTTGGTTTCCTCATTGAATATATTCGATGCCTTTTCTACGTCTTCTTGGCTGCGAATAATGTTTTGCTGTTTAGAAAAGTCAAGTGAGTAATCGTTTATAGCTTCACTATCTACTGTATCTTGAGGGAAGAACGCATCCTCAGGTTGTTCTGTATATGTCGAATCGCCATCCAAAGATACTGAAGGAATAGCGGCGTCTTTTTTTTTTACTGTAGGCTCAGGGAACTTATACTGATTAAGGAACTCTTCCTTACTCTTGGTATAGAAACCATCTCTGCTAACAACATCGAAAACCTTTTCTTTGTATTCCGGTTCTTCTAGATACTTGAAAGCAAACTCTTCCCAAGTTTTAGTATAGTAACCTTCTCTTACAAGAAGGTCATAAAGTTTTACTAATTCGTCGTCCATACCTTAGTATTAATCTAGTTCGCCTCTTCCGCCCTGTTGCGAGGCTCCTTCACCAGATTGATTAGATCCGGGTTTCTGAGTCAAGGGTTGCAAGTCGTAAGTGTATTGATATTTAGTTTGAATCCCACCTATCTCTAGAGCTGTTGCCGGTCTGTAGACCATTCTCTTTTCTTTCTTTGTTGTTGGGTCTTCGTACTCATTTTCTGCTGGTACTGTAACTTCGACCTCTTCTTCTACATTTACATATACGTTTCCGTCAGCGCCCATACCTATTTGAGAAACACCATCTACCTTAGTGGGTAGTGTCAAGAAGTTAATCTCAACATATTTACTGCCATCCCTGCGATCACTTTCTGCGAACGGACCATCAACATCTCCAGTGTAGACCTCCTGTGTCATTTCGCTCATCTTCTTCAATCTTCCAGAACCGCCTGATCCGCCACCACTTGGTCGAGATGGTCGAGCCACCTTAAGTGGTAAAAGATCGATGTAATTATCAACCAAAGAATTTACGTAGAAGTCGATATACTCTTGTTTGTTCTCCGAGTTTCTAACCAGCTCAAGCTCTTCTAAACTGTTGATTCTTCCGTCACCGTCACCGGCAAAACCAGACTGAGGGTTGTTAGCTGTTGTTGCCCCCCATATAGCGGCACGCTCTAAAGATTCTGGTGAACCAGACATCTTCTTAGTGGCGATGTCTGTAATGCGTTCTCTTAATGCATCTACATCTAGGTTACCTCTTCTGTCATAGAATGTAGAAACCACATTAGAGGTCTCTTTCTGTAGGATTCTAGCTTGATCGTAAGGATTCAATAAGGCATAGGATCCTGCTGAAGGTAATGCGTTTGGATTCTCTAGGGCGGTTACCATATCTGCAAGATCTCGCTTCTGTGTTCTGAAGCCTCGATCCCAATCAAGAAACTCCGAACCACTCATAGCAAACTTAGTAGGGTCTGCGTTAAAAGCAGCTACCTGCTTGCGGTGCTCTTTAGCAAGCACCTGAGCGGTACCTGCTATCTGTGTATAGTCTGCGTATGCGCTCTTTAAGTTGTTTCTGGATTCAGGATTGTCATTCTCTGCAACTATATCCATAGCACCCTGCACCTTGTCCCAAGCTGTTTGAACAGATTCCTTATCACCGTCTAAGTACAGATTCTTCTCCTCTACGAATTTATCTAAGTAGGAATTTGTAGCAGCTTCATCCTGTCTCTTCTGATTGATGCGCTGTTGAGCGAGTCCAGCGAAATCTGGAGTCTCAATTATATTTGCTGGTACGAAATCTGACATTACTTAAATTGTGGTTTATTCAGCAAAGAGCTTACAAATTTATGCAATTTTGAGTTGCCAGAAGATGATAGCTGTTTTAGTTTTTTAGCTTGACTAGGATTGAATATGTATTCGCCGCCAGTCATTTCACCGATCTTAGCGCCATCCTTGATAATATCTATAGGGTTCGTTTTATGTGAAAAATCACCCGGTGTCTTCTGTACCCCGCCATCGTCGAATTCTTCGCCATCGTCGTATTCTTCTGGAATCTCTTCTAGTTGGGTTTCAGTTACATTAAGTTTGCCTACGCCCTCTGCAAGTTTTTTGAACTCAGATAAAGTAGGGGTCTGGAAAGATTTACCACCAGACGGTATAGTTGAGACTTCTTTGAACAGCTCGTCTTGAGCTTCTTCTGTAAGTTTTTGAGCGTTTCTTCTAGCGGCTCTTTTATCCTCTCCGCCAGTATCCATAGCTCCCATACCTGTTACAGCTGTCTTACCGATATCTGTAAGACCGCCAACAATATTTTGTGTTCCAGCTGTAATAGCAGATGTCGCTTCTCCACGTTCTCTAGTCTCTCTTGCTATATCTCTAGTGCGTTGGTTCTCAGCACCTTGAATGTTAGCACGCATCGCAGCCATTATATCTGCTTGCTGCTGACCCAAGACCCCAGTACGACCTTTGATACCAGCTTCTGTAACAGCTCCAATACCTCCGATTACCCCTCGTGACCCTGCACGCTGCAAAGCTTCTGTAGAGGTAGCCATAGACTTGTTTATCTCGTCTAGCTGTCGCTGTCTTACATCGCTCTGTCTAGCCTGAGCAAGCATCTCGGCATATTCTTTGGGTCTCCCCGTTGGAGCTACATAGGCTTCTGATAAAGCTCTTTTACCTCTCGCTCTTTGTGATGCGCCGTAAACAGCCTTGCCTACACCGGCAGCGCCCTGTAGCGCTAGTAATGACATTGTTACTGGATCCATAGTGCAAAAATACTAATTTTAATTATGCAGCTTAGAGTCTGCAAATACTGTGTTAATAGCAAACAACTCAATTGGTGATGAGGTTGTTTTTGTGAGTTTTAGCTGTATGTAATAGTCTCTGATTTGATCTCCTTCGATAGAGCTGTTACCAACAACCACTAATAAATCTCCATCAGATACCGTGACATTGCCGCTTAGCGTCAGTGTCTTCTCCGCTGTTATAGACAGCGGGTAGACACTTAGGCTGTCTAATTGTGAGCCGTTTAATTTGTATACCGTAGCGGTAGATCCTAATGGGAATGACATCGTGTTTATAGGGCTGTCAAAGGTAATACTGTTGCCTCCAACAACATCTGAAGCTACATTACCTAATGGAAATATCTCGCTAGTACTGGTGACAGAGGTTATAGATGATCCGTGAGATGTAGTGTCTCCGTGAATAGAGGCGTAATAGAAGCCTTCTTTTTCGGTCCATACCCCGCTAGGCGCTGTGTCTGGATCGTATACAGTTCCTGCTAGGGTAGCTGTTTGGTTGGTCGTTGTAGCGACCACCTGCCAAGTAGCATCTCCCTCTAGAGATAGGGATTCAAAACTCTTGATAGCGGAAGGTGCACGGTTAGACACAGACTCAACAATAGACTCTGCAACAGCTCCACCGTAGTAGGTGTTTCTATCAGCATCTTCACTATGCTTGTATATCTTTCCTGACTTGAATGTATACATATCGCTGTTTAAAGATACAATAGATTCCGGAGTAAACGAATATCTTGTGGTCCAAGCCTTGTCATTTGTTCCGTAAGCTATGGTAAATGCGGCTAGTGCTACAGCATCTGAAGTTATGGTACCTGTATCGTCAGATGTACAATAATCATTATCAAATACAAAGGTTTGTTCATCTGTATTTACAGTTATTGCAGCAAAGAAGTTAAAGTTTGAGTTTGTTGCTACACCGTATCTAGTTACAGTTTCCGTTTCAGCGGAATCAATAAATATAGACCCGCCATCTGCAATGTCGTCCATATATACAATTGCCTGAAGGCTATCCTGAAACTCGTCACATATGCTGTTAAAAGTTCTTTCCTCTGTATTAAAACTAAATACAGCTACATCGTTTACAGTTACAGGAGCAAGGACTTTGGTTCCGCTACTGTCTAACTGTGCGCTATAGATGTATTCATCCGTATTGATAGCTACTTGAGCCTTTGTAATGGTATCGGATGATACTATATACTCATTGTTGTCTACATCTATACCTCCGACAACTTTAGTGGGTGAATACTTAGTAAGCACGCCAAACTTAGCATCAAAGTATGAAGACATATTAGCATCGCTAATTATCGTGATTCCTTGTGAATCGATTCGTAGTACCCTACCCTTTTTAACATCAGCAAAATATACCATACCATCTCTTGAAGAGACGCTTTCTGAGTGTGAGGTTCCGTATTCTCCGACATAATATTGTTCTGATTGAAGTACGTTATTAGATAGCGCTACAAGGTTATCTCCGCTGCTAGCCTGTATTACATTTCTGTTTACAGCTATAACACCAGCTCTGTTTTCCTGTATGAAATACAGCCTTTGGTTATATCCTTCCAGACCTTTTACTGAGCCATACTCATAATCCAAGTCCATAAAATTACTTAGGGACAGGTTAAATGATGACAATCCGTTAAAGGTACCTTCGTGTAGGTACGGCTCTGAATACGTTATAGAGCCGCTACGCTTAACTGTTTTTGCATCAGGGATGTGTGACAATGGCCTACCTATAGATGAGCTCTTAGAAGAGAAAAAATCACTTACACTATAATCATCTATATATTTAGTAATACCAACTGTTCTCAGGTATATTCTGTAGTTGTCTGACTCAAGCTGTTCGTTTGCTACAAATATAGATCTTGGTCGGAAATACGCATCTCCATTGGACAGATCAATAACCTTCTCTGGGTTCGAAACAGTAAAGAAGTAAGACCCAAGGACAAAAGAAGGTCCAGTTTTATACTTGCCATAATAAGTATTTCCAGATTGCCAAGTATTTAATATCGTGATATCTGGTTGCCCAGATGTTTGTAGAACATCCCCTTTAAAGAATTTTGTACTACTAGATATTGAATCAGCGGCAACAGTTGCTGTGAACGTGGTAGCTGTTCTCTCATCCTCGTGTACACCATTAACTACCTCGTAACTTTTTCCTACTTCGTAATATATATTGTCCCCTTCTTCCGGCTTTTTATTATAGACCTCTACAACACAATCCTCAAACCACTTACTAGCCTTCTTGTTTATTTTAGACATAGTAAAGTTTACAGCCTCCGTGTTCTCCTCTACGATTAAAAAATTACCAGTGGTCGCATCTATTGACGAGACTGAAGAACTATCTAATATTGGGTTATTGTCGCTGTCGTCTAATATTCCATATCCTATAACATTGAATTCTGAAGTCTCATATCCGCCGCTATAACTTATGATACGAAGCTTATCGCCCTTTTCAAACGTATATCCCAGTAGAGCACCAGTTGAACTGTCGTAACTGTTCTCCTTACCTGTTAGAGTATTAAGAGATACATAAATTACATCCGAAGCCGAAAAAGATCTAATCGTTTCTGATGTTCTAAAGGGAATAAATGCACCACCAACACCATATATAAATTTGCTAATTGTGCCGCCTCTACCTGTATATACTGGAGACCATCTACTAGCCCAAGAAGGAGCTGATTCAGGAAGCCTCATAACAATAGATGCCGCCCCGTACAGATCGTTTTCATTTGATCTATCGTTAAGGGAATTTATATATACATCCCCTAACTCTTGAACACCGCTGCTTCGATTTCTGCTATCGTAGTAAACAATACCTAATTTATGCGAAGATCCAGACTTAAATGTTTTTGTCTCTGATCTAAAGTCAGCTAAGAAAAAACTACCCACACTTAATTCAGCGCCAGAGCTAAACACCGTATATACGCTACTTGCGTATAGGTATAAACTGATCGTGTCTGATGAAGCGATATTCATTTTAACCCCTGACTTATAATATTCACTAACGGTAAGCTCTGCAGATACAGGTCTGTACTGTATAGTAGCTGTTGTCCCTCCGGGTGGAGAAGAAGCAAGAACCGATAAATACTCGATGGTTCCTTTTAAGTTACCCGTACCGGTATTGAATGTTTGTATAGATGAAGTGTCTACAGGTTTTCTTAAGGGTATTGAATAGGTCACGCCATCAAGAACCGCATTAACGGCATCAATTATTTGTTGACGTGTATATCCAGACGGTATATCTATGTATTCCTGAATCTGTATACCAGAAGAATCAAACTTACAACCAAAAGTATCCGGGTTTGTTACCGAATTTATATTGACTGAACTGTAAGCGAAATTGCTCGATGAATCACTTTCGTAGTACGATACAGCGGCGTTAGGAAATGTAAGCGCAGCGCTTGATATATTTTTTATAGTTATTGCATTCGTATCTAAAAAAAAGTTTACAAAAACTTTTGAGTCCGAAGAAACGGATAAGGGTATAGAAGAGTAGTCTATATCAACCGTAGATTCAGTAGTTGTGCTAAGTGTAGCTACCACATCATATACTTGAGGGCTTTGCT